GCTGTCGCCACAATACAGGGTGGTATTCAGACCGGAGATAGCAGTACTCATAGAATGTTTACCTCCTTAGTTTCGGTAAATCATTCCGTCCTCTCCGATTGTTGCCCCGTAGCTGCAATCAATCCGATAGACGGAATTGTTATACAGTCCATTCAACGGGACAAACGATTTTCGATAAATTTTAAGCGGTTCAAGAACAGAATCCACGATGCCAACAATGGAGCGCGCTTCTGCAATGCGTCCGGTGTTTTTGTTAGAGTAGACCCGCACACGCAAGGAAACAGCAGCGTACTTGCTGTGACCAGCAGAATCAATGTGCACAGGCAGATTGCTATTTTCTTCTATCTGCACACACGGAAACTTTTTGACATTGCTGTCATTGATTTCACCAGTAACGAAGATGCCGGGCACTTGCTTTCGTAGTTCTTTAGCAACAGCCGTGAAGATAGAATTGAAATAATCAATCAACTACTCCAAACCTCCCTCCACGTTGCTTCGACTTGAGAAGCCATTTCCTCAACAGCCCCCCACATAGCCATAGCTGGTTCGTTGCCATCGGTGTAATTCAACTGGCCTTTTCCATCCACCTGTTTGACAGGCGTACCAGCATTGCCAGATTCGCCGTAGTAGTACCATCTGCGGTTTGCACCTTGCCCTTTACCGTAGGAGCCATGCGCACCAACACCGGGCGGCAGATCGCCGCCATATCCGTTGTGATGTGCGCCAGTACCAAACTCGATAAAAGCAACCGATTTGCCCTCAGCAACGATGGTGCAAGTCTTGTCTTTTTGGTTGATATGGCACTTCACATCGTTAGAGCCAGCGTATTCGGCGTTCTCAAAACGCACCTTTGCGACTTCAAGCCCCAACCAAGAAAGGCGAAAAGCAAGTGCTCTAGCCTTTTTGTTCAGGGTGGTCTTGTACTCCTGTATCTGACGTTCCGCATCACGAAGTCCAGCATCGCTCAACCTCACTTTAATTTTCACTTGCAGCCACCTCTTTCAGCGCATACTTCGTGTCTGTAATATGCTCTGCGACCTTGACCACAGTGTAATTGAAGGGCTTTGAAACGTCTGTCTGAAACCAGACGTGCGTGCCTTCATAAAGCGGTGTGTTGCGCTTTTTGCTGGACGAACTGACAACATAGCTGTAATCCGTGAATGCTCCAAAAGGGTTTGCTTCCGCAGAACCAGTAGGGAGACTGACATTCAGCATCAGCTTTGCGGGTTTGCTCCACGATTCGTATGCGGATTCGCCAGTCTCGTTTCCCCACTCGTCCACAACAGGCGTTTTCTCGCCAACAGGGTTTGAGTACCACAGCGGGCGTTTATCCAGCGGGCTTCCATTGAACATCAGACGATAACACCTACTCTCGGAACCACTTCATTCAGCAGGGACTGCGCAACATCGGAACTTTCCCACACACGAGTAATGCCGTTGTTGGTATAGCTCGTCTGTCCGTTTGCGCCGATGTGGTTGTACAGTTCTGTTGCAATGCGTATCTGCAACGACTGATACTGCAAGGGCAACTCGTCCGGTCTGCTGCCGAAAGGGTAGCCCTGCGCAAATATCTTGTCTTTGGCGAAATCAAGCAGCAGGTCGAAGAGTGGGTAGTCCTCGTCCGTGATTTCACGGTCAAGTGCGGGAGCAATGTACTGTCCTAGCTTGACTGCCGCTTGAGAATACTGGTCTCCCATACTGCTTTTCTCCTTTCGCCTTAGTAAGCCTTGATGCAGTACACAGCGTCCATCTTCTGGAAGGACGGCAGGACAATTTCGGATGCGATGATGTTGGTGTTTACAGGGTGAGGTTCCTTAATGGTGGTGACAGCAACGCCATTGTTCACGATAGAAACAGAAGCATTCGTCAGACCAGCACGAAGGTCTGCTTCTTCGGGAGTAGTGCCATACCACATCTCGCCAACTTTGCCATCGGGAACCAGAACAACATAACCGTCCGGGATGTACTTGACGGAATCACCGCCGCCTTCAGGCTGGTACATCTTGTCAAACAGATGAATCTTGATGTCGGTAGTCTGCTCAACCAGCGCGCGTGCTTCACTCTGAGTAAGAACGGCAATAGACTTTGCCGTAACCGTCATGAAACGGTTTTTCACCTCGTCAGAAGCAATCATCTTATTCAGAGTGTTGGTGTTCATGTAGGCGCGAGTGATGGTTTCGCCAACATTTGCAGCGATTGCATCCTTCGCGGTGGTAAAATCGGTAATGGGAGTAGAAGTGGTAACGTCCCACTTTGCCTTGCCGGTAAGAGCCTTGTAATTCTTTGCCTGCCAAGTACCATCCGGATCGTAATCATAGATGTAGTTCATGCCGTTTGCCTTGATAGTGATACCGGGTTTGCCGTTTTCCGGGCAAAGCAGCTGCCACGCCATACGCTCAGGAACAATTCGAGCACCAGTAATCAGCTCTGCGGCATCATCGAAAATTCGGCTGATGATTTCCTCCGCAAAAGTGCTGTTGCTGTTCTGAATCTCCATCAACATCTGGCGGTCTTTCTCGTCGATGTGGAAGCCCTCACGGAAGAACGGCATCTCGGTTTCAGACATCTTAAAGCCCTTGCGCTCACGGAAGGTCGCCTTCGTGTCAAATGCACTGGGCATCAGAGAAATACCAACGCCCTTGTGACCGCGAATCCACTTCAGTTCCAGACCGGCCTTCTTGCGCGGAGGAAACAGGGCATCAGAGCCGAATGCTTGCGCGTTGGTAACATCATTCGTCCAATACTCAGCAATCGCATCGGAAGTGAAATATTTCTGAAAATCCATGTTTTTTACCTCCGTTAAGCATTAGTGCCGATGTTGTCACGGAAAAAGACTGCGGGAACAGCCTTATGCAGAGCGGCAACATCATCAGCAGTAAAGGAAAAGCCAGAACTTGCCTTTGCCTTTTTCTGGTCAACAACGCCCTGAATCAGCAGTGCGCCATTGGGGTTGACGGACGGGTCAACGGTGTGCAGCAGAATGCCAATGGCGTCGGTAACCGCTGCATCGGAAACCCCGGTAGTGGCAGAAGCCTTCTTGCCAGTCTTTGCCATTGGATAGCCAGCCTTTACGACATCGGTTTCGGTCACAGTAAAGGGAATGGCAACGTAGGTATCAGCAGCCAGAATAGTGCTTTCAGGAGCCGATACCGGAGTAGTGGTATACTTCATGTTTTCCTCCTTAATGGAAAGCGTTCAATGCGTCACTCGATGTCTTATTTTCGGCATTCCTTCTTGCTGCAAGGCTCTTAGCAAACGCCACGCCATCACTGTCAGAGCTGCCCTTGCCATCCGCACCCGGAGGTGTGGGCATATCCTTCAGCAGAGAAGCCTTATATGCGGTGTCATGGGCGGTCATAAACTCTGACTGGAACTTAAACACCTTTTCCATGTCACCGTCAGCCAGTGCGGATGCAGCCTTTCCAGCCAGTTCAGCGTCATAACCCTGCGCAACGAACTTCTCACGGTAAGATGCAAGGGTCTTTTCCTTGACGAGGTTCTCCTTGTCGGCAGTCAGGGCTTCAATCTGCTTCTGCATCTCTGCCAGCTTGTCAGCCTGTTCCTGTGCGGCATTCTCGTCATCGGTGCGCTTTGCCTTGAGCTGCTTCTTGTACTCGGCAGCTTCGCCATTTGCTTTCGTCACGGCGTTGCGCAGCTTCTCAACCTCTGCGCTAGGGTCTGTAACCTTTTCAAGCGCAGAAATGATTTCATCGGCGGTCATGCCCTCTTTATAGGCATCACCAAGCAACACATTGAGTTTCATATTGTTAATTTCCTCCTGCGTTTTTTTACCGTTGCTTCCCTGCAACGCTGCGAAATTTGTATCCCGGCTTCCCTGCCGTATTTATAGCAAAGGGTTATTCGCCCTCTGTTTCTTTGTTAGTATTCTCAGGCTGTTCATCAGTCGATGTTTTGTCGGCATCAACAAATTGTTTCGCCTGTGGCTCTTGCGGCTTCGGTGCTTTCCCATCCTCGCCCAGCTTTCCAGCAGCAATCAGGAAAGGCTTGCTCATTTCATAAGCAGCCTGCGGGTCGGGGAACAGACCGGGCGTGGTGAACGCCAGCTGCGGGTCAATCGGCTGCTGAATCATCTGTGCGAAAATCTGAACCTTGCTTTGCTGGTTATCGTACTGACGGCGTGGCAGTTTGATATTGATGTCGCTTGCCATCAGCTTAGAGCCAGCCGTATCACGCAGGATTTTTAGCATCACAGACAAGCTTTGGCGCTCAGCATACTTGAACATATTCTCGTACTGCTGCGCCCTCGCTTCGGTGTGATTCCAGCCGTTGCGGACGATAACTGCGCCCACGTTGTCGGACGTTGCGTTCTCGCTGCCAGTAGCACTAGGCATAGCGGTCAGACTGCGGTACACGTTCAACATGGAATCAAGCAAGGTCTGGCTCTGCTGCTGGTCAAGCTCGTTTGCAATCTGCGAGACTGAAGCGGGCAGGCCAGCGGTGGATTTCAGGCACATTGCGCCCAATTCCTTAACCTTGTTCAGTGCATCCTCGTCCACAAGACAGTTGGTAAACACCATGATGGACTGGATGAACTGTGCCACACCGTCCAGACGGTTGCTTTCAAGGTCATTGATGGCATCCAGAACAGGGATAGCCGGTTCAAACAGACCCATTCGCTCCGGGTTCAGCTTGTATTCGACCATCGGTAGCATTCCGAGAGAATGGTTCTCCGATTTCGTAACCTTGCCGTTGTCGATTTCAAAGTACTGGTTTGGCGTATACACGCAAATCAGGTCGTTCAAATCATTCTGATAATTGCGGGGGATGTGCAGCACGTTGGCGATTGGTTTGTGCCCGATGCCGGAGTTGTAAATCACATACGCCATGTCCGGGTCGGGAACGTCTACTAGCAGGGGCGTTTCGTCTGGGTAGTTGCCGTTGTACCCCTTGTCAGGAAGAACGATTCGGTATCCCTGCCCGCACTCCAACATCCACTGCCAGAGCCGCCGATCGAGCGCGTCCTTGCCCTCATACTGCAAAGCATTGGATAGGCGGGCGATTTCCTCACCGTCACCAGTTGCCGTTTCAGACCGCACATAAGAGCAAGGAGTGCCGCTCATGTAGCCCGTGTAGAACCCCACGCACTCGTTGGCGTGGTTCTCTACAATGCGGTTGGTGATTTCAGCGTGGTACTCCTTCGTGCGGTGGAGGACAGGCTGACTACCCAAGTAGTAGTTGTGCAGAAATCGAATCTCGTTCTTGTTCAGCAGATGAATAGGCTCTGCCTTGCCCATGACCACTTTCAACACGTTTGCCCGATTGATTTCCGTCTCCGGCGTTTCAATCGGTCTACGCCCGGTCAGTGGCTCATTTAAAAAGCCGCCAACTACCATCTGATACTCAGCCATGCGTTCCTCCTTTCTGACAAAATAAAAAGCGCAGCAAGACAAACCTGTTAAGGTCTATCTCACTGCGCCAAAACTGCGCTTCAAAAGCTATTTACTTTTCCGGTGGATGGATGATTTTTACCCATCCTTCCCTTGTGTCTCCTTCGATAATGCCCTTGCATCTGTCACACTTGAAATGGTATCGTCCGTCTACTTCGCCAAGATAGCGGTTGCAGCGGACGTTCTTATAGATTGGGTTTTGCCTGATACAAGGGCAACAGATTCTAACTAGCATGAGCACTCCTTTTGTTGGATTTCTGGGAACAGGCTGTTGAGCACAGACCTGTCAGAAGCTGCTGGGAAACTGTTCGCACTTCCAGCCGTGCTATTCTTCGCCCGAAGAAAACCATTGCAGCCTTTACATTCAGTTGTTGGATAGACGTAAACGGGTCAGCTGCAATTTTGGTGCTGCATAATGGATTTGAACCAATGTATGTCCGGTTATGAGCCGGGTGCTCTAGCCTGGCTGAGCTAATGCAACATAGAAACCCGGCTTAATTGGTTAACCGCTGCTCTTTGCAATGTCATGCCTAAACATTACATTGAGAGCCGGGAATAGCGGTGGAGGTTTTTGGGAATGAATCCACGCAAAGCTAGGTAGTTGGTTGTGCTGCGTAACGGAATCGAACCGTTGCTTGCCAGCCGTGGGGGAGACAGGCTGGCATTCCCCTTACAATTGGAAACGCAACATATAAAGTCCGGTGAAGGTGAAAGAGTGAGAAAACCTCCACCGGTGAAAGGAGGAATATGCTTGTTGACACGCACGCAAGTAAAATGACAAAACCCCGCGTGCAAGCTATTCCTTAAGGGAAGCTGCAAAACTTCCTGTGTACATTATAAGCCTTGTCAAGTGGTGAAATCAAATAAATAGACCCAGCGAACACAATATATTGTGTTTTTAATCAAAAAGGCCTCTTGACAGGCTCAATTTTACTGATTCCGTTGTACAATTCATCGGCAAGCTGTGCCAGACTGTCCGGTGCATCATCGTGCGGAACCTTGCCAAGCTGTGTGAACATCGTCACCTGTTCCATGAATGCCTTGTACTCTTTCGACTGGTGTTTCTCGTCAAGGAAATAGAACCGTTTGATGTCCGGCGCATACTGAATAATTCTTGACAGCTTGCTTTGACCACTGGGCGCACGCTGGCTACGGACGGAGCAGTGATAGCCTTGCTGCCGGAGCTGGCTGTCTACCACGTCACAGTATTCATCACCGCCGTTGTTGGCTTCGCCACGCACCACGTTGATTTTGTGCTGGATGATTTTGCCCACGACTTCCGGCCTGGTCACGGTCTTATCACCGTTGTTGAACACAAGGTCAGGGATGAACACGGCATCTCCATACACATAGGCGATAGGGCAAGCGGTGAAGTCACCGCCACCCCACGCAATATCCATGACCATGAGCTTGCGATCAGGCTCCCCATCAGGCAGAACGCCGTTGAAATACCGCAGTTCATCGGCAGGGAACAGCAGACCTTCACGCACATAGGGCTTGCCCATGTACTTTGCCCACCATGTTGCATCATCAATGCTGGCTTTCATATCGGCATAGTAGGCATCGTCAAAACCAACACCATAGTCATAATTAAAGTTGCTGTGTCCGTTCTCATCCACCGCAGGAATCACCCGGAATCGGTACTTTGGGTTGTCTGCATACTGGTTCTGGATGCGTCCAAGAGGGTCAAGCACGTTCCAGCGTGTTCCGACCATCAGTTCCAATGCGCCCTGCTTTTTACGGTCTTTCAACTGGTTCAGGTAGGCATCGTACTTGTTGTCCAAACGCTCAACATTCAGGCTTTCCTCCAAGTCCTCGATCAAGTCATCGCTGTACAGAACGCCACCCTCGCCGATTTCAACAGCACCAGTCAGCGTACCGCCAATAGAGCGGCAAGTCAGGGTGGGGAAGCGCTTCTTTCGGTTCAGGTCAACGCTTTCATCCTTTGCACTCTTGTCCACAAGCTGAACATCAGGGAAGATTTTGCCCCAGTTGTAGGTCACAGGGTCAGTGATGATGGACAGCACTTCTCCGTAGAAGCCGTTGGTCAGCTTATCGGAATGCCCGCTCATAACCGATGCAACGTCAGGGCGGTTGCCCATCAGCCATGTGATAAAAAATATACAGAGCGTACTTTTTCCAGTTCTAGGGGGCTGACTTACCCCAAGAAATTCTACACGATGGAAAAACAAGTCCTCTAGGTCGCGAACCAGGGTCAAAAGCACCTTTCTTCGTGGCTGATAGAACTTCTTCTCTGGCGCACGGTTCCATTCAAGGTAGATGCAATAGCTGTCGAACACATCTTTTGCTTCAAGCAGGTACGTCCGACCGATAATGTCATAGATCTTCGCCACGTCCTCGCCTGTTTTCATCTTACCCATCATGGATGCACAGACGGAACGCAGCTCACCAGAGTATTTGTAGGCATCGAACCGCTTGTCTTGTGGCAGGGCATCTCTCAGGTTCACCACCGCCTGAAACCAGTCCTCATAGACTTGTGCTTCGGTCGGATTCTGCTTTGCATACGCTTTGATACTGTCAATAATGGCGATACACTGCTTTGGCTGCATAAAAAAAAATAGGCACCCCCTACCTGAAAATGTAAAGAGTGCCTACAACTGCACAAAAAGTATTTTATTCTGTTCGGTTGAAATCTGTTAAAAAATAAATATCTCAAGCATTTTCGACAAGAACATCCCGCAAATCAATGCAGATTCAATCATTATCATTGGCATATTATCGTTTAGAAAATCGAGGAATCGAAGTTCAATCCGATCTAATCTGTCTCTCATTTTCATACTACAATCCTATAAGTTTTATTTTTGATTGGTTCAAGGCAATTTGAATATCTTGTAAAAGGCTTTATATAGACAACCTTTCCGTTTTTATAGTGTCTAACAAATCCACGAACATTTACAGCTTTAGTCGGTTTTGTATAGGATCGCTTGGATGGTTGATTGTTTATATTTTTTCTTATCGGAGATGAGTTTTTGACGACAATGCTTTCACTGTTTTGGATTCTCGATTTTTTAGCGCATTCTTTCTTTAAGGAAATTTTCTTGTTAAGCGATACATATTCAATTGGTCTCTTTTCGTTCATGTAAGCCATTATGGAAGCGTAAACAGAAACGGCGCTCTGAATGTTTTCCTCTTTCTCCCGATCTGGCAGCTTACTAAGAAATACATCAACTTTTTGCGAGATTCGATGCCACAAGAATTTAAGCAGCAGATCGCCGCCAACGGAAACTCTAAATAAGACGGTAAATAGCCGATCGTTTTCTTCCGCCCTGATTATTGTATGCAGACCTTCTTCATCATCGCTTACAACAATAACCGAAGAATCAAAAGCAGGAATATAGCTTCTGACTTGCTCTTTATGGCTATCTCTCCATCTTAAAAGACGTTTGCAGTCTTCTCTTGATATTTCAATTCTAGCCACTATCATCCACCCTCTTTCATTCCCAGCTCATTTTATGCTTTTTAATCGCACAAGTATCTCCAATTCCATCTACTCGGATGATTTCTTCTTCAAAACAAACGGAATTCTTACTCACCACACGCATAATTAAACCGACTTTCAGCGGGGATTCAGGTTCATATCCATCGCCGCATTTGCTTGTGGTAAGCCATCTGACATACTCATCATCGCAGCGCTGCCTTGCATACACTTTTCCGTTTTCCTTGCAACGATAAAGGTCGTTGCAAAATTCTTCACCAATAAAACAAACCGTTCTTACGCTTTTCATATTAAACCTCTGGCTTTAGTGGAAGCGGCATCCAATGAGTGACAGGCCACTCGTAATCATCAGAATCTATATAAACTTCGCCGTCTCTGTTAACAAGATTTCCAATTGCTTGCCACCCATAATATCTCGAAGAGACATCCATGTTCATTGCAATCACTTCATCATCCGGCAAATCATAATACTTTGCTTCTTCCCACGCAGTCCGAATGATTTGTTCTTTTGTGAACTTTTTGAATCCATAAAGGGCAGTCATTATGCGAGCCATTATTTCATCTTCATTTTCATCGCCCCACTTGAACTTAAAGCATATTTTAAGGAAATCAACCAATTCTTCAAGTTTGACATACTGTTCCATAAGCTACTCCTTTCTCTGGTTATACAGCGTTGATCTTGGTTTTTCATCCCCAAGCATTAACTTGTAACGAAGATACCTTTCAATGATGTCAGATCAGACCAGCCCCTGCAGCATCGGCTCTCATTTTGACAAGTTCTTTTTTGAGTTCAAAGTTTTTGCTGTATTGCTCCATAAACGACAGGACATTCATTTTCTTTTGGTTGTTTGGAAAAATAAATTCGTCCGAAACACCGTCTTTTGAAACGCTATAAAAATCCTTTGATATATGCTGTTTCTCTAATTTGACTTCAAATCCATGTTGCAGCAGCCAAGAAATTGCGGCTTCTTCATGCTTGCTAAAATCCCATTTCTTGTTTTCGAGACCTTGTAAAATAGCTTTCATGTTTTACTCCTTTCACCTGTTCTGTTCAGCAATCCGATACCATGTCTGGCGGGTCACATAAATCCGTGTTCCTTTGCGTAAGCCGTGATATGTGGGAAAATATCTAGCGATGCGTTGCTATCAACTAACTTCTTTACGGTTTCTTCCATACCGATCTCAAGAATGTATTCTGTAACAGTAGCTGTCACGTTGTCCATGAAATTATTGGTTGCCTCCGATTTACAATAACTATTCGCCATATTCATTCTCCTTTGGTGTTGTGTTCCCCCAAAAGAAATGATATAATACTTATGTACTATCATCCTGTTGAGGGATTGGTAGTTCTTGTTTGTAGCAGCGGCCTGTGGTGGGCCGCTGCTTTTTTTATTTTTCTTCTTTGTTGGCATACTTGCGTGTGGTGGCCGCATCAGTGATGCCATATTTTTCACGATACTTTTTGACCGTACGCCAGAACGTAGCGGACTTCAACCCAAGTTCGTTCATCATAATCTTCGGCGTGGTCTTTCCATTCTGCCAGTCGTTATAAAGTTGCCGGAACTTCTCTTCGTCTACTTCGACGGGCTTTCTGCCTTTATACTTGCCTTCTGCTTTTGCGATTTCGATTCCCTCCTTCTGCCGTGCCAACATTGTTTCGCGTTCCAGTTGTGCCAGAGCTGCAAACACGGTCAGCATAAATTTTCCGTTAGGCGTAGAAGTGTCGATGTTTTCTTTCTGGCTGACAAACTTTACATTCTTTTTTTCAAGTTCTTCAACGATTTCCAGAAGGTCTTTTGTGGAACGAGCCAGACGGCTGAAACTCTCAATCACAAGAGTATCGCCCTCACGAACAAACGCCAGCATCTCTTTCAACTGTGGGCGATCAGTGTTCTTTCCGCTCATTTTGTCAATGAACACTTTTTCAACACCAAGCTGCTCCATAATGACTTCCTGACGAGCCGTGTTTTGTCCGGCTGTCGAAACTCTTACATACCCAACTTTCATTTTTGCGTCCTCTCTTTCTATCACAGATTATATCATATTTTGATAGTACTGTCAATAGAGTTTTGATAGTACTGAGAGCAAAAATATAGCCAGCAGTTAGAGAACATCTAGCCGCTGGCTTTTTGTGTTTGAGTTAATCTTGAATGGCAACCACTTCATAAGAGCTATAACCAGTAAATCCACTCAATGGATGAAGCTCAAATGATGCTGTTTGGCCAGAAGCAAGGCCGTCCATGATGTAAGTATACTCACCGCCAACAGGAACTTCATTGCCTTCGGTGTCTTTCATTTTGTAAAGGACAACGACCTTGACTGCATTGCTTGTAAACTGGCTGTTGTTCGTAACCTGTCCAGTGAATCGAAAATCATAGCCAGAACCACGTTTGGAAACGTTTGTAACAGCAAGTTCTCCAGCACGAACAATCTGATTGGCAGGGCTTGCTTCGTGAACGTTCCAATTCTCTGCGCTTGTCGTATATTCAATTCTTGTCGGCTTAACACCATCGGAATCAAAAGCGATATAATCGCCATACCAATAAGAATCACCCTCGCCAACCCAGTCCAGCGTTTCAGAATCGGTTTTTAAGACGGAGCCATCTTCGCCGTATACCGTGACATTCAGCGAAACAAAATCGACCGCCCAATCAGTGTTGGGATTCTCAACCAATACAGCGTAGAACACATAGTATCTCGTTTTGCCGTATTCGTACTTGGTTTCAAGGTGACTATGGGATTCCTTAATGCTTATTGGCTGAACTTGCGTTGCGTTAGTTTCTTCCAGCTCAACGGGAGCAGACCATTCATCGGGTTTCGTCGTTGCCATTGCGCTAATAGGCATAGCAAGTATCATAGCCGCTGCCAGAGCCGCCGCAATGATTCTCTTTCTCATTTTTGGTTCTTCCTTTCTTTGGCCAGAATTTTATATAACGTTTGAAATACCATGTGCCATAAGATACACACCAAAAACCAAAAGAGCGGCACCGATAATAATGCCCCATATTGAGGCGGCAATCTTTTCGTTCTTTTCGCGTCTTTCTTTATTCTTGTCATTCTTTTGATTCATTGCAGATTCCTCCCTTTCAAGGCTTGTAAGGCAAGTATAGCACAGAACACAGACCCTTTGTAGGGGTCTTTTTGTTTTTGCGGGAAATTTTTGGAATCGGCAATGGGGGTGGGGTGTTTTATACAGAAAAGAGGGGGTGGGTAGGCTGCGATGCGAACCCAGAAAACGCCTTTTTTGAATTTTTTCAACGGAGACTATCGACCCACCCCACCCCCGGCGCTTCCTGTATGCCCCGCCGGTGGAGACCCCAGCCCCAGCGCACCCGGACGGACTGCACACGACAGGCAACAGCGCAGGCCGTGCCAGATGCAAGGCAGGCCACGCCACGCACCGGCACACACGCCCGGACGCTGGACACGCTGCACCGGGCTTGTGCCCGATACCAGACCGCCCACGCCGGGCAGATCGTAACGGCGGCAGGTGCTGGAGGGCGGGCAACTCCTCTATTATGCGTATTATGATAGCTCTATCATAAGCATGGTATATTGATAGCAATATGAACAAATATCACAAGGATATTTTGTTGTTTCTTGTGATAGTAAATTACTATCTATCTATTGACATACAACCCTATTGATAGTATAATAAAGGCACAAACAAGAACAAACCACATTGAACCAAAACAGGAGGACAAAAACCATGAAAGCGAAAAGAACCATACGGGATATTAAATCCCAGTACCTGACCATTATTCAAGTAAGCTATTGTGATGCGCAGAATATGTTGTGCATGGACGACCCCGCCGCCTACACTGCTGGCGTGTACGGATGGAACGCGGACATTTACCCGATCACCTCAGGCGTTGCAATCTGCACCGGATACCGCCCCTTTGGGAACGTCAAGCCCGACCGCGAAACGGTCAGCCGCTACGAAAAGCGGGCGCGGGAAATGCGCCGGGATTTGTGGAACGTTGAAGAGCTGGCGGCGCGCTTGCACAGCTTGCAGATGGAATTTGTTCGGGAGGTGTGCAACGTATGAACAAGCTTGTTTTTGAAGTGAACAATGGCAGAAAATTGGAACTTGTGCAGCGGGAGGACAACGGAACGACCCTTATTTGCTCCCTCGATGCGCCGGATAACGAAGCATATATCAGCGCTGGCGACTTTGTGCAGCTGATTAACCTTTATCGCTATTACAAGCGGTACGACATCCAAAACGATTGGATTAACCCCAACGGCAAAAACACGGAGGTGTAACACATGATTGTACTTGACTTTACCCAGTGGGCAGCCCTCTGGTATGTGGGCGGCATGATCAGCGGCGCGTCGGTTATGATCGCTATTTTAAACAGCTGAGGGAGGGCTAAAAAATGACAGACTTAGAACAAAAGTGTAACGAATACCGCGAATATAAGCGGCTGGCAGAGCAAGCAGAGCAGATGCGGGACAGCCTGCGAGATGAGATCATCACCATGATGCAGGGAGCGCCGGAGGTTGTCGCAGGCGCTTGTAAAGTGATGTATAAGGACGTGCAAAGCGTCCGACTCGATAGCAAGCTTTTGAAGACGCTACACCCGGATGTATACGCCGAGTGTAGCAGCAAAACTACCTATAAACGTTTTAGCGTGGTATGATGGAGGGTTTAACAATGATTTATCCCGATAAAGTATATATTCCTGTTGTGCGTGGGCGCAGCGTGTGGAGCGTCTCAGAGATCGACACGGCAAAAGCCAAAAAGACACCTGCGCACATCGTGCCCGGCTATATCCAATATAACGGCGGTTTATACAGCGCTGGCAACGTCTTTTTATCCGCTGCTGATGCGTGGGACTGGATCCACCTTTTTCGCAGCTATCGCGGCAAAGTATACACCGCTGCAGAGATCGGTAGCATCCGGGAGGTAAACGCAAAATGATATTATCTTGTATCTTGTTTTTCTTCTGGTTCTTCTCTGCGCTGTTTAAGGCATCCAAGTGATGCCGCCCGGATACTTTAGCGGGGCTGCACCGTAAAGCAACCCCGCCCCATTGTCCAAAAGGGCAAAAAACTTTCTGCAAGTCCTGTTTTTAGGGCTTGTGCCGTGGTATACTATAAAAAAGGGCAGTTATGGCCCGGAAAGTGAGAAAATATGATGATTGTAACCATTTATGAATATGACACCAAAGACGGGGCCATTTGGAGCCCTAACGGGAGCGGTATCATACATCATGGAAAAGACTGCCCCCGCCTTTCTGAGCTTGAAATCAAATGTGAGCGGATGACTCCAAACGATTTCTATGAAGCTATTCAAGATGCAGAGTGGCGAGCAGCTCATGTTTACAACCCCGACAATGACCCGCGTTATGACTGGGTGAAAAAAGTGACCGGATTAAAACACATTCGGTAAAGGGTGCATATCATGGCTATACACGACAGAAATTTTTACAAATCGATCATTAAAAAGATGCTTAATAGCGGGTTTACCGAGTACAAGGAAAACAGTTATAGCTACACACTGTATTATAGCTCTTATACAAATTTTTATACTTTATACTACACTGCCCCCAATGAAACACACTGGAATTGCGCAGCTATTGAAGCGAACGAAATATAATATTTTACCCGGTCAGCAATGGCCGGGCTTTTCTTTTGCCTTGCATCTGCTGAGGGTGCAAGGCTTTTATTTTTGACCTGCTGCAATACGCCAAAACACAAGCTTTTACAACGCGTTTTTCGCCGTTCATGCAACTATACCACCAGCACATCAAAACAGCGCACAGGACTTTGCAGCGGCTTTTCCTGTGATTTGCCCCACTCAACCGCCTACGATACCAGACCGACAAAAGCGGATATAATGCCGCCTGCGCCACGCTGGAGCGTCTACCAGCGCCCGGACTGCCTACAAGCCTATACCAAAATACCACCGCCACGCCGGACGCTGTACAGGTCAGAACAACCGCCTATTATAATAAGGTATATAAGAACGCCCCTGTTATGGATCCATGCCAGACAATGCAGCATACCGCAGACTATGCCAGCCCGGCGGGGTCTCGATACTTCCCACGCCTGGCATTAGCCTGGCACCGGGTCAGCCTGGCATTGTGCTTTCTTCCTGGCGGGGCGGCGCAGAACCATTGGCGGCTCTCGCCGCATCTCTTTTCGGGCTTTCGCCCGATAGCTAATAGAGGTCAGCAATAGTCGTAGCGTTCCGGCTGAAATAGTCGCAATAGCTTCTGGAATAGTCGCAACCAGTAGTCGTAGTTTCTCCCGACAAATAGTCGTAGAATAGTCGTAAAGTCGTCAGACGACTAGCATTTTAAAGTCCTATATATAGTATAGTAACGAGCAGTCCGCTGATAGTCTCAGAGTAATAGTCGTAGCGTTTTCTTGCGAATCATCGTTAAATAGTCGTGTATTTTTTGTGTGAAATAGTCGTTCGTCTTTTAGAGAAAGAGAGGGGCGATAGTCGCTAAGTCATCCGACCACTCACAAAAATCACCTCTCGTTCCAATTTCTCATAATATATTCTTCCTCTAGTTATATCTATTTCGTATAACAACCGTACTTATTATAGTATACAGATATAGTTACCCCCGATAATCACAGATTATTTCGTATAATAACTCGTACCATCCAATTTTGCCTGCTCCTGCTCAATTTAATTCCCAGTAACGCACTATGGTATTTCAAACAATTCATAGTATTTTGCTAGGAATAATCAATGCAACATTTCTACATATCCATACGACTGCAAAATGAAGTCAATTTTCCATGTGAAATAGTCGCAGACCATCCACTAGTCCGAATCTGACGTTAGTTCTCGCCTACGGTCTGCTCTGTTGGCCAACAGTGTAGCTTTGGAGATAGAGGGTTGTAGGGGGGAAAGAATCTTTGTAATTTCGCATAAGTGTTATTTATTCACTTTTGAACTATCGTGGCACACACGGCTCCGTCAACGCGCGCTTGCGCATGTAACGCCCGCGGACGCGCTAAACACACGGGGAGGGAAAGGGGGAGCACGGAAGATGTTAGGGGGATTATAGGGGGTAATAGGGGTTGTAGGGGAAAGAGGGGGACAAAAGGGGGAAAGAGGAAACAAGGGGGAAAGGGGACAAAAATTTGAAAGCCATTTCCGAAAGTGATTGTCGAAGCGTTTTTTCGTTTCAATCAGTCCTGCGATTGGACAAATAGTCGCTGTCATCCACCCATCTGGCTGCTATCATCGCTGGAAAGGCGTGTAGGAGCCTGTCTGCCGCGTTTTTCTGATTGACCCGATAACTTTCACGTCTGACCCTGAAAAGCCGTTCTGCCCGCTTCTGCATCGGTCTGGTTGCATGGTCTAGTTTGAGATACGCCATCAGCATCAACGGAGAGCCGTCTGCGAGCGTCTGTGGGGCGTTTTTGTGATGAAGTCGATAAAGTTTATCATCTAGCATCTAAAACGCCTTAAAACAGGCTTTCTCACCGTCTCCGCAAAAAAGAGAAAAGAGCCACCATCACTGGCGGCCCTTTTGCGTCCGTTATTTCATTGACGAAAAATATTTATTGGGTTCAGACGGTAACTTTATCGCCAAAACCCTGTTATCTGTTTTTCTTGCCTATTCTACTGTGACGATACGAGCGCAGAAGCGATTCTACCCTTTCGTTTCAATAGTCGGCGCATTATCGATAGCAACCATTACGTTTTCTAGTACATCAAACATCAATGCATTGAACGTATAATCTGTTTCATCCACGCTAACATATTTCATCTGCTCATCGGAAAAGTATCGTTTTAGTGCGTTAGCATCAATAGGTCGAATGTTCATTTTGTCTCCTTTCGTTACATCCACACGCATTCTTTGAACTGCTGTGTTTCCATCTGGAACGTGATGTCCAACGACCCCACGTTGCCTTCTTTGTTCTTCTCAAGCGCAAAGTGATAATGCCGCTCTGGCCGCTTTTTCGTGGTCACATTCTGTGCCAGCAGGATGATTGCGTCTGCGTCCTGCTCGATTTGCCCGGATTCTCGCAGGTCTGCGGCAGTCGGTGGGATACCTGCTCTTGCGGTCTCTCGATTGAGCTGTGCAAGTGCCACCACCAGCGTTCCCGTGGACTGTGCGAACTCATGCAGTGCCATGCTGATTTCCGTGACGGCACTGTATCGGTCTTTCGCTCCGGCTTGATGAATAAGCTGCAAATAGTCGATGAACACTACTTTGGCTTGCATCCTGATGGACTGCGTTTTAATCCACCCTACGCTCTTACCAGCGGCAGAGCGGACGAACAGCGGGTATTTCTTGATGGCTGCAAGCCGGTCAAGCTCGTTAATGCTGACGGTCTTGTTCTTGACCGTGTGCAGCGGTACGCCTAGCTGGTTTGCGATAATACGAGCATAGAGCGTGTCAGGGTCGGTCTCTAAGCTGAAATACGCCACCTTACGTCCGTTCTTTGCTATTTCACAGGCAAGTTGCAGGGACAGAGCCGTCTTACCAGCAGACGGTCTGCCGCCGATCACAACGAAGTTGCCCGGCACAAGATGCAAGTTGTTATCCAACACCCTAAGCCCTGTGCTGATATACTCCGGTTTATCATCCAGCTTGCGGATGTAATTGTCTATGCCATCACACATCGGGATGAAATCGCTTCTCTCGTTGTGCAGGTTGATAGCTTCGCCTAGCTGCTCATAAATGCCTGTCAGATCTGCGTATCTGGTCGAACTATCAACGATTTTGAACGCAAGCTCTCTGGCTCTTGACAATGCTGCCTGTTCCTTAACGATTCTCGCCCATCCAAGCATCATGTCATGGGTGACGTTGCGGATGAACTCTGCGCCAAAGGCATCTAGACATTCACTCATTGCTTTCTTGCAGTTATCGTAACGTCCCATGACTTCTACCGGGTTCCACTTGTCGTTGTGTTCCCAATAGCCACGAATGGCAGCGAATGTATCATGCAGTTCAGGACAGAAATCGTCAATTTTAAGGTCTTGCAACACATCGGCATATTCCGAGAACGTGAGGACTGCCCCCAGCAGGATGTATTGGGTCTGATTTTCAATATTCACCGCAGAAAGTCTCCCTCGTCAGGCAATTCAGCCATTGTCTGCTGATAGCCGCCGTTCCAGTCCTTTACGTTACGCATCCAGTTCCGTGCAGCAGCTTTCCAGTCCTTCATAGGCGATTTACCGACCTTCCATCCATTTGCCGTGAAGTGGTCAACAAACCGCTCTGCTTCTGATTCCATGTAGCCCTTCTCAGAAAAGTATTCTCCGGCTTGCTCGACAGTCGGTGCTTTGAAGCGTTTTACTCCGTTGGTATTTTTCTTTTCACATTTTTCTTTTTTATCAGATTCAGATACAGAATCAGTATCAGATACAGATAAGGCATCGTTTGCATTCGTTTGCATATTTTGCATACCAACGTATGCGTTTGCATCATTAGCATGCGTTTGTATGCATTTGCATTTTTCATCGTTCCAACGCTTATTTGCACTTCGTCTGTTTTTCTCGATTCGTTCCTGTCTTTTCTGTGCATTCATATCATCGAACGTTTTTACGACTTTCCAGAGCATCCGCATAGCACGGTCATTGTCGTATGCTGGCTCAAGCCCAGTCTCAACATACTGTGCGTAGTTGCGGATGAATGCTCCAAATTCCTCGTCTGTCAGCTCGTCCATCGCATGAACGTGTTCCAACAGAAGAATCATTGATGTTCTTGGTTTGCGTTCCTGCTCCATACTTAATCCTCTTTGTAGCGTTTGTTCCATGCTTCGATAAGGTCGGCTTTGATTCTTGCTTTTTCGCTTTCAGGAGAATCAAGCGTATAACTCCTGCTCTCCATGAAAATTCGACATTTGCATTTATTATTTCCATGTCCTCTTGTAACGAACATCCATAATTCGGAATCATGGCTTGTTTCCGCAATAGCCACTTTCCCGCCGCAGAACGGACATCTCTTAAGTTCTTCCATCTTTAATTTTCCTTAAAACTGGCACTCAGCGTCAGGCTCGCGCAACCAGCCTTCGCCCGGAATGTTGACTATCTCATAATACTTCCGTGCAGCGTAGATTGTTTTTTGCCCATCCTCAGCAATCAGACCGACAATCAGATAGTTTCCAGCAGCCATAAAGAACCAAGGGTTGCTCTTGTAGGTTTCGCCCTTCATCCAGTTCTTCATCCTGTTTACGGCTTTTTCAATATCCTTGTCAGGGCAGTCCGGGTTTTCGTATGCAAAGAAATCCTCAGGAAATTTAAGCTTTTTCACTTTCTAAACCCCTCTCTCGTTCTCATAATTCGTTTGCAACATTCATGTAGCTTTGTTCCTTTACGGTATACAGGTCGATTGTTCTTCTGCTTGATGTAATCGCATTGCGTTTCGGACTGTCTGACAGCATTTGTAAAATGTTCAGCTGATGCGGCACATTGGTTCATTGCTTCTGTTAATGCTTCAAATCCATCCATCTTTAATCCTCCTTACGCATACCATTTCGGTGCTTCATTAAAGATTTCCACGCCTTTCGCAAAGCCCAGCTTTTCTAAGGTTTCACACATGATGCCGTCCATCACGCCATGCACACGCTCCTCATCATCTCCGTATGCTCTGTACGCTTCTCGCATGGCAGCCGTAAACGAGTCAATCATATCTTGCGTAACAACGATATTGTTTTCCATAAGCCCTCCTATACCATCGGAAACGTCATTCAATGCGTCACAGGACACTGAATGTTCGGGTCAATAGTCGGTGTTGCATCAATAGCATCCAGCACCTCATCATAGAAAGCTCCTCCATCGGGATTCGAAAACGAACTAGCTCTGTCTGCGTCCAAAGCGCATTTTTCAATCTTCTGGCGCAGCGCATCTGCATCAATCGGTCTCATATCTGTCAACCCTCCGGCGCATAAATGCGCATCCAATGTGTGACCGTCACGTTATCCGGCAGTCTCTCGCCTATCTCGTCCCAAAACTGACCGTCTGCGTAACAGCCCAGAAAGTACGCTGTCGGCGAGATTCCTTGCAACATTTTTCCATTTTTATCGTGCCACGTTGTCTTAGTTGCAAGCAACAAAGGATGCGTTCGCTCTCGTGGCAGTTCGTTTGCCGGATGCCAGAAGGTGTTAGCCATTGTCCTTTACCTCGATCGTCGGTGCAGTGTCAATGTAGTCAAGCACATCGTCTAGCGCATATCCCATGTAAGCGTACTCGACAGTAAACTCTTGCTCTAATTCCTGCATCCATTCTTCAATGCGTTTCCGTAGTGCATTGGCATCAATCGGTCTGGCTCTCATTGCACGTTCTCCCTTCAAATCGTGTTATCAACACTTATAACCGTAAACGCTAAAGATGATTGCAAACCCAACGAGAAAGAAAAGAACATTGACTGCTACAACCGCAATGGCTTTTAAGATTACGTTGTCTATGTATTCGTCCAAAATGCTAAGAACTATATATTTTTCGACCAAATAAATCGGAAAAACGAGCACAAAACCAATCATTGTCGTCAAAACAAAACCGAGTACAATTTCAAACAAAGACATTTTTCTTTCTCCTTTCAATCTCCGTCCCACACACCGTCAGGACGCATCTTTGCAAACGCTAGCATACCGTACAAGGCACGTTTGGCGTTGCCCTCTGTGGCGTTCCAGTAGTCGCTGTCATCCACATCGTCACCTAGTGCAGAAATGGCTTTTTCAAGCATCGGGATGCTCTCTGCACCTGTCTTTCCATAGATGGAACGGATGCCGCCCTCGCCGAATACTTCTGGGCGATAATAGAACTGACTGTAGTTATAAGTGACGTTAAGCCACAGTTCTTTTGTACCGCCCATAGCGCGCATACCACCAGCGATAAAATGCGTACTATCCGCTTTGAGCGGTTCGTGCGTTACTGGGTCGCACAGCGAAATATCATAGCTCATTTTTCTTCTCCCATTCTTTGCATCCACGTTCGTCCCACACGAAGTCTGCAACGTGTTCTGACTGGTCGTTTACGCACACGCCCTCCGGCTCTGCGTACCATTTGCAAGAGCCACAGGACGGTTCAGATTTGTTCTTGCAGGATTCTGCTGTGCATCGGATAACCTTGCCAGCAGAGAACTGCTTGATGCCAATGCAAGAGCAATGTTCGGTAGTGCAGTAGAAGCTCATTCGTACTTCATCCATCCGATTTGTTCGCAAACGCCAACAGTAACAGGGTCACATCTATGTACAATCATTTCCATTGTTTCTTTTGCGCATTTTGCTGCATTGTTTTCGTTTGTGTTTGAAAACAACCCACGAGCCATTTCATACTGCAAGTTCTTTAATTCATTGGCCGAAAATATAGAACCGCATTGTTTGCATTTGTATATTCCACAAAACCTCATTTCCTCTGTCCTCTCTTTCCCCTGTTGAACCGCCCGATCACTCGCTTATACTCTTCATAACACTCCGGGCAAAGGTCGCCTGTGTCCCTGCGCCACGCCCAGTCCTTGAAGTATTCGTCCGGGTTCATCATCCTGCCGCTCAGAACTTCTCCGCAGCGGTCACATACTCGCTTGTGGTAAATTCCTCTGTCAGTTTGCATTAGTCGTCCTCCGCATCCAGCCTGTTTACGCAATTTTCCTTCTGGCATTCATTGCAATTTCCGCAACACTCAAAAGAAAAATGCGTGATTTTTTGCGATTTGTACTGACGGAGTAAATACTTATATTGGTTGTAGCAGTAAGGACAAACAAGCATTCCGTCAACATTTCCCCATCCGACTGCTTCTTCAAATTTTTCCCAGTGATTAAATCCTCCGTCCGTATCGCCAGTTTTCAAAAGTTTTACAAAATTCGTCATTCCGCATCTATCACATTTGCAAAGTTGCCCGTTTGTTCTCATTTTTATCCTCCTCCCCAACATCCTTAAACAGGATTTCTTTGTAGGCTTTCCAGTCTTTGATTTTGCACGGAATATCTGTGCCGGGCACGGTCTTTTTCAGCCCATCCATTTGCCAGACGTTCCATGAGATAATGTTTGCGATGATTTCAACGTGTGCTTTGATCGGTTCTCTTTTGAAATACTGCCGCCAGTGTTCACAATAGGTCAGCAGCAAATTTGCCCTTGCCAAAAGCAGATTGTCGCCTTGCCACTCATACCCGTATGTACTTGAAAATGCTTTCAGCGCCTCACCGAAATATAGCGCACCGTATCCGCATTTGTACCGGTTATACGTCCATTCCATCCGTTTGGCGCCGCTTCTCCCATATGGGTACTTTCGGATATTTTGGGAAATCGCTCTTAGTTTCCGGTCGAGCAGGCCAATACGATCCGGCACCGGAATTGGTTCTCCCGTTACAGTGTTATACCTGCTCACAAGAAAGGGTGCTTCTCCACAGGTCACTTCCAGGCAGGTCTTGCTGATGAAGTTTTCCCAGTTGTCTACATCGAGGTCTTTTTCCGCAAGGTCTACCATCTTTTTGCAGACCCACGTTGGAGTAAAAACCTCCGCTTTCTTTCTGGTTCGTTCTTTCTGGCTTTCGATTCTTTTCAGAACTCTTGGGACTATCCCGGCGCTTTCCACCTGTTTCAGCGTGATCTCGTCCGAAAAGCAGCACCAGTTTTCCGGTGTCGGATCTGTCGCCCAGATGATGTTCTTTCCTGTCGTGTGGTCTTGCAAGAGTACAGGCAGGAACGTGCGTAAACAAGGGTCGGAAAAGTCAATCAACTTGCGTTCTTCTGCTCTCTCCATATCATTTCACTCCACATAGCATCAATTTTCGCTTTGTTTTTCTTCTGAGCTTCTGCAAATGCGGTAGATTCTCTTGCTTTTTTAATGCTATCGCAAGAGATTTTATAATGCTCAGGGCAAAGACGTTTCCCTTTAACGCATGGTTTACCGCATCTAAAGCACCCATTCGGGTCTTTATAATCGTATTTCTTTTTGCTGTTTTGTCGTCTTTGTTTTAACGTGCATTCGTAACACAGTTGTCTTCCACCCCACGAGGGGCGTTTGCCACATTTCCCGCATAAGCCCTGTTCAATGTGCTTTCTTCTTGTTCGCTCTGAGGATTCTGCTTGTCTTTTTTTCTGCTCGACTGTCATTTTTGAACGCCTTTTTGCGTTCCTTTCGCTTGTTTTCACAAGGCAAACTTCACAGAGTTTATGCTTTGGGGCTGATTCGTTATGACAGATAGGGCAGAAACCATGAGATTCATACCAGCGTTTCGTGAGAACTTCTTCTTCACGGCACTTTTCACAAGCAACAAAACCGCTGTTGTTAGGTTTTCCGCATCTTGGACACAGCCCTTTTTCTTTTCTTATTCGATATCTTGAGACCGTCACATCGTTACATGATTCTTTGTCCATGATTACTTCCCATCGCTTGTCACCTCTCTGTACTCCACGTCAATCCCTTTAGGTAAAGCCGTCTGGTACTTCTGAGCCAACTGCTCTGCACTCTGAGCATCACCCAACGGCTGTTCGGGCGGTGCAACGGTAACTTCCACGTTGTCACGCATACCAAAGTAGTTCTTGGCTCGAAAAATCCACTCTGCCGGGTTCTCCTGGCCGTACATACCGTTGTATGCCCACATGGACTGCATTTGCAGAATCAGCTTCAGGATGTACTTCTGCTGCAAGCTGTCGTCACGGCGTTTGCCCGCCATAATCTGCTTCAGGCTCACCCATTCGATGCCAAGAACCAGTGCAATCCATTCGACCACAGGGGAGATTCTAGCTTCGATGCAAGCGTCAAAGAAGAAGTCAAGACGTTGCTGCACTTCAATCGGGTTGTTCATGTCCACGCTCGGAAGGTCGCCAAAATACTTGGCTGCAATCATGCCGATGACCTTCTTGTCCTCTTCATCACCGATTCTCGACTGCAAATCGCCTGTATTCAGCATCTTAGACCTTGTGATTGCTAACTCCTGTTGTTCTTTCACCTTTTTACTCACCTGTGAGCGGATAGATTTCCGCTTGTTAAGCATCTGCTGTTTCTTCTTCTCACGCTCTTTCTCACGCTTCGCAGCGGCTTCTTCTTTCGCCTTTTGCGCCCGCTTCTCACGCTTTTTCTTTTCAGCTTCGGTCAGCGGCGGTCTGCCACGACCACGCTTCGGGGGTGTTGCCATGTATCAGACCTCCTTGATAGGCTTCCAAACAGGGTATGCGTATGGATGCTTTGCAACGCCATTCCACAACCACTTATATGGATAACCTACGCATTTGGACTTTGTAATCGGCCCGGCAATCGCCATCACATAGCCGTTTTCGTCTGCATCTTCTTTCTTAGGTGGTTGCTCGAATGTGCTTCTCCACAAGCCTTCAAACCCGATTTAACTATAAGAAATCGTTTCAAAATAGTGCGTAGCCATCCCAAGTTCTTGCTCGATATCGCTACGGATGCTCTTGTCATCCTCGTCCGCTTCGGTTTCGAGAACAAGGTAAATTCGCTTTTTCATGTTCTCACCTCTTCATCTTCGTTTCGATTTTATCCAGCTCGGTTGCAATCCACCAAACGGAACAGCAGTTGTCTAACTGTCGCCACCAAGCGCACTTTTCTTTCTCGCAGACGCACCGCCCAAGCGGATTGCTGGTCATCTTCATCGGGCAGTAAAGTTCGTTGTCCATGATTTTCCTTATCCCTCCAACTGAAGATGAGCGTTTACTATCTTGACGGGAAAATACTCATCTATCTGCCAAAACTCTCCGCTTTTCAGGTTGATGCCGCCAGACAGCTTGCTTACCGAAAGTTCCGCGTTGGCTTTCATGAAAATTTCGCCGTTTAGCTTAAACACATCTCCATATTCTAGACACCCAAAATTGATTTCTTTTCTCTCAATGTCGCAAATTTTCATCATTTCCACCATATTACAACAGCCGTACAAACGGCTAGACACACGTTGACGAACAGCCAGACGAGCATTGCCTGTCGTTCCTCAAACAGGTTGTCTGCCGTGTCTTTGATTGTCCGCTCGGACTGAACCACCACTGCCAGCAGGACTAGGCAGACCAGCCAGCGAGTTGCAAATTCAAACATTGTTATCCTCCATCAAATCGTCCATGCTCAACTGACCGCTGATGTTTTCATCTTCCATCCACCAGCGAAAAACGTCCATGCCGGTCTGCCAGTCGCACGGCAAACCTTTTGCTTTTCTGACATTAAGCATTCGTTCAAACGCCGAGATGTACATTTTCTCGTAGGCAGGCCAGCACATAAACTCACGTTGTCTGCCCCCCCTACCAGCCATTGGACAACCGATGCAGCCAACACGCTTCTGGCCTTCGCAATACAACGGATTGATAGGAAGGTTCTCGCTGTGCGTGTAGTCCCACACATCATCGTCAGACCAGTCCACGATCGGATTGACAGTCATCTTGCCTTTAAGATTGCAGGTCTCGAACAGCTGTCGTTTTTCATCGTTGTCGCCCATAAGAATGATGCGCTTTCCCTTGTCACGATGGTTAAACTCCATCGTTCCACGGTTTTTCTTTCTGTTTGTTGATTCCGCCCAGCGAACGCCGGTAGCGATAAATCTATCGCGGCCAGTATTTTCTTTGAGAACGGCACAGCAATAACGTACAAGTCTTGTAGGCGGCATCAGCTTTTGAGGAATCAGCGTCCACATGGACACAGGTTTGTCCTTGTATCGTGGCATGACGATGGAGCATTTGATTCCACGCTCTTCCATCGCCTTGAACTGCTCACGGATGAAGTAGACTGTCTCCGGTGCATCTGCGGTAGTGTGGCTGTTGACCACCTCAAAGTTGATTCCTGCACGTTCAGCCAGTGCCACAAGCACTTGTGAATCCTTTCCACCAGAGTATGTGACCATGAGCGGTTTCTTGTACCGATGCTCAGATAGCCGTGCAGCGTCCTGTAACCGTGCGATAGCAAGCTGTTCCTTATCCATTGTTACCTCCATCTAACATCCTCTATGATGTTTGGACTTTCGTGCGATTGAAACTCATATAGACTGCATATGGTTTTCTCTCCACAAATCGGACAAATAGGAGTTTCCCCATTATCTGCCATCGCAGTTGCAACGCGTGCATCACACACAGAAATGGCAGTATTGCAGAAGTAACAAGTGAACGTTGCTCTTTTAATACGGCAATACTTTGAATTTATTGAAGTGATTTCCGAAATACCTTCTACCGAAAATACTGCCATCAGCTCCACCTTTCTCTCAGTTCTTTTTCGACCTGTTCCGACTTTGCGGTGATGTAATCTGCAAACTCGTCAGGGGTCATGTCCTCTTCTTTGAACTTGCCGACCATCTCCCAGTACCTGTCACCAATGCGGATGATTTTCTACACCTGTTCATCGGTCAGGTCTGCATCGCACCGAAGGTTCTGAATCAGTGCTCCCCATGTGGCGGCGATGCCATCCAGAGCCATGCGAAAGCCGTACAACTGGTTCTGCCGTGCAATTTTGCGGAGGTTGGCTGACATCGCCTGTTTGCCAGACGATGGGCAGTTTCTGTGCTTATTCATCTGACTGCTCCTTGTTTTTAATGGTCACTTTCAAGATCACAGTCTTTCCGTCTTTGGTATCCCAAACGTAACCATAAAAGCCTTGTTTTTCTTCTTCTGCTTTAGAAACAAGCCAGTCTCGAACTGCTTCTACTGCTTCATCCGTAACACGAGTTTTATCTTTCCACTCTTTTCCGTTTGCTTTTACAGTTCCTGCATAAATGCCAAACATCCCGCATCCAACATGATATTCAGCCATTTTTATTCTCCTTTGCTTCAAGGCGAGAGAGCCATCTGGCTTCCTTTTCGTGCTGCATCTTCTGCATCCGCTCAAAGGCTGCATCATCCATGCAGTCCAGCGCAATAATGCAGTTCACAACATCTGCATATTCTTCCTCAAACGCCTTTTGGCACTCTTCCACGCTCTTCGGTGTCGGGTTTGTACCATCCAGCGCACGGCGCAGCTTCAACGCAGCCTGTGCCAGTTCGGATGCTTCTTCTGCCAACTGTGCCAAGATTTCCGTCTTAGGCAGGATGTCTGAAACTTTCTTACTCACTTTTTTCTCCTTTCAGCCAGTCGTTCAGTTTTGCCATGCAAGAAGGGCAAAGGCGATACTCGCAGTCATACGGGCCGCCAATACCCCACACCCGCATCTCAATGTCGGTGAAGTTGTTATATTCATATAAAGGATACGTCTCCCCGCATCTATCGCACTTAAACTTCTCTTCCATGTTCTTTCTCCAATCTCTTTAGCAGCTCATCCACGTCATACCGCCAATGGACACGCAGTTTTTTCGCTTTGACCTCTATTCCCTCTTGCTCTGCCCACTGCCAAGGGATGCTCTTGCGGCTCTCGTTGTAACAGAACGCCAGAACCTTGCTGGCAGGGATTGCAAAGGTTCGGTTGACTGCCCTGTAATTGATTATCACATGGGCGGTCTGACCGCTGTACCCCATTGCGTCCACCATGTCTGTGATATGCTTTTCCTTGCGGTATTTGCACTTTGCCTTGTCGTACTTGCCGAACACCTTTTCCAGCGGGATAGAGGGCGTTTCGATGGTTTTCAGCTCAAACAGGTGGTTCATCGGGTATCGGTACACAAGGAAGTCGCAGATGTTGTCGATGGAAAATGACAGGTTTTCGTTGCCGCCGTAGTAGGTGGCAGCACTGTCTTTCAGACGGTAGCACCACGCATCGGACGGGACGGATGCTTTGAAGTCTGCTTCAAACTGCTTTCCGGTGTTCATGCGCCATACTCCGCATCGTACTCGGCTTGCATTTTGGCAAGTTTCTCTTTGAGTTCAGGGATGATTCTTTCATATCGCTGAATCGCCAAATGGTATTCATAGCTTTTGCGAATAGTTAAATGGGTTTTGGCGTCATCAGAGTAAATGCTGGTTTCAGGAAGCGATGCCTGTTCTTTTTTCAGCCATTCCAAATGGCACTCATCTTCATTGAGTGTTCTTTCCGTTCTGTTGATGGCATCTTTTTTATCAGCTTGTTCAAAAACGGGAATAAGGTAGTCATGCACAGCTTGCGCTTGCTTATCGCCCTTTTCAGCTTTTTCTGAAAGCAAATTAAGAATCCGTTTATCCCTTGCTTGCATTATCGTTCACCTCTAAATTCACTTCCGAGAAACCGTTTCTTGCCACGTTCTCGGTGCTTGTCCTCATAATCACGGTGGTACACGCTCTGGCTGTGGTTCAGCTCATACACGAATGCCTTGCGCTCCTCAAAGTCTTTCTTCTCTGCCTTGTACTTCTCGCAAGTGTCGTGGCAAGCTTGGTGGCGTGATGTGCAGTTGAGACAACAGGTAATCATTCTTCGCCACTTTTCATTTAGCGATAGCTGTATACCATTTATAGTTTTCGCCAGTTAAAATGGCAGCTATCGCGCTTTTGCTTACGTTGTATTGTTCAGCAAGTCGTCTTTGAGAAATACCATCTTTATTTTTCTTTATGATTTCTACGGCTTTTTCTGGTGACAGCTTCTGGTTTTTCGTTACATATCCTCGAATTCTGTAACCATCCATCATGTTTTCGCTTCTCGTTCCGTATTCAAGATTCTCGCTGCGATTATCTAATTTATTTCCATTTTTATGTCGAACATCATATCCATTCTGATTCTGCCCAATAAACGCAAGTGCAATAAGAACATGAACTTTTACGCTTTTAGACTTATTCTTAACGCTTAAATTCACTGAATAATATCCACTACTTTTAGTTGGTTTAAGTATTCGCTGCTTAATATGAACCAATCTTCCGTTTTTATAGCAGATAGTCCGTTCAACACTTTTGATTCTTCCGAGCGAGCTGGCTTCATATTGGGGAAAGTTTGGAATTTGCTTCCATTCTTCTGGATGCCCGCCGGACGGCTCAATCAGGTCGCAGGAATAGGCTTCGTGACCTTTCGCCCGGAATGCTTTGCAGACTTCCTGCGATTCCTCACAGGCAACTAAAACTTTCATCTTTCCAAACGCCCGTCTAGCCAGATAGCGCAGCTCTTATATAAGGTAGGTGGTCAGGCTCTAATGAGCCAATGCGTACCATTTGAATCAATCCCAGTCTTGTAATTTCGCTTTTGACGATTGTTCAAATAGCTGTGATTCTTTCCCAAAAAATTTGATGCGGCTCTTAATGTTCCAAAATAGTGAACTTCGCCAGTCGGAGAAACAAGCGCGACATCTTTACAGCACTTTTCAAAAAGCCCTTCTCGGAAGCCTTTCTTTACGTTTTCTGCAATGGTTACCCATTCCAAATTTTCTGGTGTGTTGTTTGATGGGTTTCCATCAATATGATTTACAGTCAATTCGGGCTTGTAACCATCAACCCAAGCCATTGCGACAAGCCTTGAAACCAACATAGTTTTGTGTGTCCCATTTTTCCAAAGTTCAACTCGTTCATCCATTTTGCCTTTTGAATTTCGGCATCTTCTTTCTGTCTTTGCCTTAATAATTCTTACTTTCCAAACTCTGACTTTATACCTTGCAGAAGACGTTGTTTTACCCGGCGCACTTCTGATTCTTCCGAGATTTGATGCTTGATAAAGTCCTTCATATCCCGGAATGTCTTTCCAAAGTTCTTCCATCAGTTCCTTTCTTGCTTTTTGTCCCGGTAGCGTAACCGTTAATCAAAAGGGAGCGAACCATCGTCCTCAATCACCGAGAAGTCATCGTTCCCGCCCTGCGAGTAGCCGGAGCCAGACCCACCAGCCAGCGTTTTCTTCGGTCTGACCTCATAATCACCGGAACGAATCTTGTCCGCGCTGGTGAAACGGTCAACGACAAGTTTTGTCTTGATGTTGCCATCGTTGCCCATGTACTCTTCCTCTCGGAGAACCACGCCGACCAGCTTTCCACGCAGGGTCTTTTCATCGTTGTTGAACTTGTAGCCGGGATTGGACTGCTCCACAGCGGTGATAAAGCCCTTGAAGAAGGGCAGTGCCTTTTCCTTGTAGCTTTTGATGGTCTTGCCGCCCCATGCCCAATCGCCCTGATTCAGCTTGCCACGCTCGATAAGGGAAGCGGTCTGCTCACGCCAGTAACCCTTGAACTCGCCCTCTGCGATCTCCCACTCGATGTTCAGACGCTCCTTTGCAGGTTCGTCAATCGCCTTGCAGATACCGGCAACATAGCCGCCAACAGGCAGGTCACGGCGCTCTGTGGCTTCCTGCACGTCATTCCAGTTGATGTTCTTCATCTGTTACTCTCCTTTGTTATCCGGCTGAACCGGGATGTTGTAATACTCACGGATGGTCTTGTCTACGGTGGCGAGGTCGTTCTCGATCAGCGCATCGTTGAACATCCCAAGGGGGGTTTTCACGGTGTCCATCCCATCGTTGCGAGTGCTGAACAGGTATCGTCCATCCTGCACAACGGTTTTCAGAACGATAGTGAAGTACCCTTCCACGCAAACCTTTTCATCCAGCAGCTTGCCAATGGTCTTGAACTTCTCTCCGCCATCACCGTCACGTTCGCTGTGCCCGAAGAAGTAGACCACCACATCATCCGGCAGCTCTTTCGCCCGCATCAGCAAGGCGTTGAAGTTGGCTGCCATGTCGGTGAACTTCTGGTATCCAGCGACCTTTGCGTTCCGCATGAACTCGCCGGTCATAAGATAGGTGGCATCGTCAATTACGATGGATTTACGCTTTGTGCTGTGGATTGCGGCATCAATCTTGCCGTAGTCGTTGGTGATATAGGTTTTCATGTTGCTGCGGAAGGGCAGCGGCTTGCCAAGCACGTTGATGACCGCCACCTGTTCCGGGTCAAAGTTCCGAAGCGAAGCGGACTTACCGCTACCGGAGTGACCGTAGACCATTACTAATACTGCCATTTTTCTTTCCTTTCTTCGGCTTCATTAGGCTTTATTTCTCTTACTTTGGCTTAATACGGCTATACAAAATCAGCCAGCCATCAGTTCCGCCAACTGGGAGTAGAGGTCTTTCAGTTCCGCTTCCCTGTCCTCGATTTCAGACTGCAAATTCTCAATCTCTGCCTGACGGTCAGCTTCTTTTTCTTCTGCTTCCTGCTCACGGGTAAGAAAGTACACGCCGTCATCCGGCTCGGTCACACCACCGAATCTATCAAGGTTAATCATCTTTGGGTCGCCCTCTCTTTCGCTGCTCTTTGATTTGCAGTGCGCTGTACCACTGGTCTTTGTCGATTTCGATGGTCGACCACCGGTGGTTACAGGCAAGACATTTTTTCCGGCGAACAATGCTGTCATGGTCAGACCGGCTGTCCACCGTTGTAATATTCTCACTGCTGCATAATGGACATTTCACCGGGCATCCCTCCACTTGTTAGTATGAGCGGGAATGCGGTTTAACTTCCCCATCCGTTCGTTATCTTCATGTTCTTTTTCCGCGCTCACTCCAAGCGCACACAAAACCAGAGCAGTAGCTAACAGCATCAGCGAAACAAACGCCCATCCAAGCATCTGTACTGTAGTCTCGCAGCCATTTATTGTATCGCCACAGCTAACGGCTACGATTGCGGCGACGATACCAAGTATAGTAAGCACGTTTCCTTTTACGGTTTTCATTTTGTCCCTTCTTTCAGAATGATATCGAATAAAAATGGTTTGCTTGCATCGATCACGATTATTGCATTTAGCGCTTCGGCTATTTTTGCAAGCGTATCAGCCTTAACGCCCGTCTTGTACGGCGCTTTATTCGGGCTTGTAATGTTGTATATCGTTGGGGCCGACACTCCGCTTCTGCGGATAAGCTCCGACGCCTTCATATCGCGTTCTTCAAGAGCGGCTTCCAGTGTCATGCCTTTTCCTCTGTGTCCTTTGGCTCTCTGCGTCTAAAAATCCAACCGGTTGTCATCAAAGCGCCAGCACCTATAATGTACCATGTCGCCTTAGCTCCGACCAAAAGCTCGATGTGATGCACCAGCCAGAAGTTCAGCAGAAACACTGCGAGAATAAACGCTAAGACAATGCCCCAGATCAGGGCGATTTCCACGAATGCTTTCATCTTTATCCTTTCTTCGAATGCGTTCCAGCCGGTCTTTCTCCCGGCTGTGCCAGCGGATTTCCCGCTTGTCATAATATTTACCATTCATAAGTCAGTTCTCCTGTCGCGAGCATCCTCGACACTTCGCCGTAATGCTTGCCCAGCTTATCTGCAAGAGCTTGAACCTGCCCTATGGATGGAATCTTTTTTTCTTCCAGTACTTTCTCGTTTAAGGCTCGTTCTCTTCGTATGTTTTGATGTTCCGCAATACTTGCAAAGGCTGCATCTTTCGCGCAATCTTTGTGGTACTTTTGTGCCGCAGACATTTTAATCATTGGCTTACCGCACCATTGGCACACGGTTTTTACTGGAGTGAACCCACGTCCTGAACTCAATGCTTTACGTCTCGCGCGCTTTTGCTCGCACGAGACATCTCTTTTACATTGTGTGCAATATTTTTTTGCGTGGGTTTACCCTACCCAAAAAAGCTCCGCAGCGCTCGCAATATTTAATCTCCATCTTCATTCGGTTTACCTGCCTTTTTGGCTTCCCGATTGTGACGTTCAAAGCACTGGTTGATGGACTTCTCCATCCATAACACCTTGTTGGCATCGTTTCTGGACACGCCAGCAGCCATTGCAAGCTTCAGTCTGCGCTTGCTGCTTTGCGCTTTACAAAATTTCATCACCAGCACTCACCAGCCTTATCTGTGATGAATTTCGGGACTTCCTTGCCTGTGGCAATGCACAGCGCAACTAGCTTTTCGACCCAGATATCAAACAGGCTTTCTTTTGGCATATAGCACTGGCCAACACAAGGCTCCTTAAAATTTGCCCAGATCGTCAGGCCGACAGCGCCATCCGTGACCGTCCATATCATACTGTAGCCTTCATTGCACAGGTTGTACAAAATGTCTCGTGCCCTGCTTTTGGCTTCGTTGATTTCAAAGGCATCCCAGCGCTTTTTGCTTTCCTCGTAGGCCTTTGTTGCCTCGTCAATGGCGTGGTGCGCTTCGTCCGGGTACTCAAGGTCTACCTTTAAGGTGATAATCTGTTCCATACCACTTATTCCCCCTTTCTTTCATTCAACAGCTCTTCCAGAGCTTCTTTCACCTTAGCTTCCGCATTTTTAGGCTCACGCTTACCGTTCAGGATTTTTCCCAAGTATTCCGGTGCGCATCCCATTTTTGCAGCAAGCTCTCTGATTTCGATGCTGTTAACGTGAAGCGTTCCCACAACATCGCCTGTCCACTTAGGAAGCAATTTTTTCTCCTTTCTTGTTCTAGTACTTGAACTTTTTGAAAGAATATGATAATATTATGGTGTCAAGCAAAAACATTATCGAACGTTCTTCTATTTGTTCAAAGTCTTTAATTTGTTCTACCGATTGAACCCGGTAGCCTTATTAAAGCACAAGTAGTAGAACTTTTCAAGTGTTTTTGTTCAAGCGGTAGAACTTTGTCATCTTGTACAAACGCTGGAGGTATGTTTTGTGTTTTTTGACAATTTCGTAAGGCTATGTGAGCAAAATGGAGTAAAGCCGTCTCGTGCTTTGACTGAAGCTGGCGTTCCAAAATCTGCTTATAGCTATTGGAGAACCGAAGCAGGTGCAGGGAACGATGCAAAGCCGACCAATCAAAATGCCGTTAAGCTGGCACAGTATTTCAATGTTACGGTTGACTACCTTCTCACTGGCAACCAAAAAGAAAACCCGCCCCAGCAGCCGCAAAGTGAAGTCGATGCAGCATTGGAGCGGATTAGAAAAAAACTTGAATCTATGCCGAAAGAACAGCGTGAAGCGCTGATGAACCTAATCGAGAAGATGTGACGTTCATGCCCGGTAAAATAAAAGAACCCCTTGTGCCGGGCTGGTGTAGCTCTGCGCAAGGGGTTTTCTGTTACTCTAGGTCTAGTGCTTGTTCCGCTGCTGGAATCTTTTCAGGATGTTCTAGCAGCCATGCAATAAATCGGTCAATCTTGGCTCTTTCCTGTTCACTCATTGTGGCATATCCTCCCGATCTGTAAGTACGGACGTTCATTTAATACGATTATACACCTTTTAGTTGTCAAGTCAATGCATTTTTAACAACTTCGTAAAAATCGAACGTTTTCTTTACATCCATTACTTCACATCAGGGAAGCCAAAAATTGCAATGACAATGATTAAGAGCCACATTAAGTTTAAGTTACCCTTTGCTTTGTAACATTCCGTTGAGCATGGAACGAAAGGGGTTTTCAGGCAGCTTGTCCAGAACATCTGCTTTGACAAGCGCGTTTGTGCTAATGCTATGCGAAACATTGTTTAGCTGCACAATGGCATCGTCCAAGTCTTTTACGGTTGCTCCACGCCGTTCCATTGACTGGAGGAAAGTTTTCACTTCTTCAAGAACGACAGGGTTTTCGGCTTTATAGAATCCATTCGTAAAGTCCATCTTCTTCTCCTTTCACAGTTCCACAAGCTGCCCGTCAACGCGTTCGATGCTGTCTGCCGGGTCGCGTCCATCGTCTAAGGCGGCTACGGCGCGTTCCAGGATGCCTTTTGCTTCGAGGTAAGCATCTTTATCAGCTTCGTACCCAGAAAGGATCAGGACAAGCTCCAGCGTCCGTCTGCGAGCGTATGGGATAATCAGAGCATCTACGGTTCGGTTCATTAGCTTTCCTCCCACGGTTCAGGTGTGTGCGGCTTCCCATCGGGAACACTAGCAGGCATTCCGTCGATGATTGGCATACGTTCATGGTTCCAGATTACAGTTTCTTTCATTTTTGTTCCACTCCTCTTTGGAATTTTTTGACAATACAGTTATATCACATCTCGCTGTTTCAATGGAACAGCGACTTTTTTCAATTATTGTTTCACATTTTGAACAATATATCAGTTAAATTACTTTGCTTTTGTATCATTTTGTCGAAAGAGGGGTATTTATGGATGATTATAGGATACGAGTGGCAAAAGCGTTAGAGATGGCAAGAGCGGAATCCGGGCTTAGCCAACAGAAGCTTGCGGACAAAATAGGTGTAGGCCGGACATCCATTTTTCGTTACGAGCAAGGGACAATGACCCCAGATGCTTCTACTATCATAAAGTGGTTCGTGTGCTGCGGTGTTGCGGTCAAGCCGTACATAGACACCTGTTTGCATCCCGGATTATTGGAAAGCCTGGCTGGCGATGCCAGCACCGAGAGAAAGAGAGATGCGCTGATAGAGCATATCAAAGAAGCCCATCCACAAGAAATTGACCTGCTGTGCTATCTGATTTATGGCAATCACGGCTCAGATTACCTTGCCGTTCTGTGCGAAATGGTAGCCAACCTTCACACGACTTTGCGTGATCGTGTGTCCGTCTGCCGCACCGTCACAGGTCATTATGAAATGGCACAGGCCACCAAAACCGACCCAGACCCAGACGGAACACAACCAAATATGCAGATTTTATATCAGGCACAGGACTGTGGAGAAGCTGCTGCCATGAAACGAAACGATTCTTATACCATCAACGAAGAAAACATTTTGCGTTGATTGTCGAATTATCGCAGTTTTTGCAAAATATTTTGTCCACGTTTATCCACTTTTTGTACACATATCTGGCAAATCTACCTTGTCATTCCGTCCCCCATAGGCCAAAAATCGGTAGGATTCGCGCGGAATAAATAACGAATTATCGTTATTTAGCTATTTGCGATTGAGTGGCTTGTCAATCTGTCCCCCATCGTGCAGATTAGGTATACCTTTCCATCCACTTTTTGTACACCTATCCACAATCCGTCCACGTTTGGCACGGCTAATAGAAGGTTGCTTCACCACCAGTACAGTCCTATTCAGCAATTGACAACCTGAGTTATCCACAAACCGGAATGAAAAAATAAAGAAATTGTTGAAAATTATCGTCATCGACTATTTAACGATGATATTTAACCTCTTGTTTATTTCTTGTTTAATATATAATAAGTAGACGGGGGACGAAATGACAAAGCATGGGGGACGTTTTGACAAGTCACGGGGGACAAAATGACGAGGATATGGGGGACAAAAAGACAAGTCATGGGGGACGAAAATGGTTGACACGTCCCCCTACTTGTGATATACTGTTTTCAGACCATTAAAGGAAGTGAGCAGATGCCAAAAATATCAGACAATAACCTTGTCGAGAAAAGCAAATCCCTTGTTTGGGCGAAGTTCAGGGACTACACCGCAGGAGAGCTTCGGTTGCTAGAGGTTTACCTATCAAGAATAAATCCGAGAGACCCAAACAGCAGCCGTGTGGAGTTTACTTTGGCGGAATACAGGGAGCTTCTTGGGCTGAAAAGCCTTGATGCAAGAAGGATTGAACCGCAGATTAAGCACTTTTTAGGCAATACGGTTTCGATTCCTATTGATAAGGAGAAAGGAACATTTGAAAGTTTTGTCCTATTCACGAGGGCAAAACTGGACTATGTACCAGAAACAAGGTCTTACGTTGTGGCAATCACCTGCAACCCAGACCTTCGTTCCATCTTTTTTGACATTGCTGAAAGCGGATATGTCCGGTATCGGCTACGTTACACGTCACGAATGAAGTCGCAGTACAGCATCTTGCTTTACTCGATTCTTCGGGACTGGTTAAATATGGACAGCAAACCGCATGAAATCAGTCTGAAGAAGTTGAGGGAACAGCTTGGTGCGATGGAAGCCAGCTATGACGTTTACAAGAACCTTCGCAAGCGAGTGCTTGACGTTGCGGTGGATGAAATCAATGCTGTGTCTGACATTGTTGTGACCTACGAGCCAGTCCTTGTGGCACGAAAGGCTGTGGCAGTCAAGTTTAAGCCCAAAATTAAAGCGTCTGAGATGTTGATTGAAGCACAGGCAAGCGAAGTACCGGTCGAACCTCAAAAAGCCGTGAGAAAGCCCCGCAGAAGCGGATATGAGGGTTTCGACTGGTCTGTGTGTGACGAACTGGAAAAGCAGGACTGCATTGACGTGGCGAAGGTAGTTGAAAAGTGGATGAAGAAAGAGCATCCAGAAATCAAGCTACCAAGACGCAGAGAAGCGGTTTACGACACGGTAAAGGCTGCGTATAATGACATTTTGTCTTTGGATAGGTCTCCGTTCCCGGACAGACCTGTTGGCTATCTAATTAGAAGCGTGGACAAGGCTGGCGTTGTGGACAAATATATGCCAGCGTTCTATTCCATTGAAGCGTTGCAAAAGTAGTCAGATGTAGCGCATTAAGAAGAATAGGTAGAAAAAGTAGAAAGGAGATAAACATGACCATAGGGGCAGTGGAGACTTATATAAAGCAGCAGGATAGCGACAAAATAATATCTTTATGTAACGAAATTTATGAATGGAGAGAAAAAGAAGGGAGATTGCCGATAAAGTCAATTCTTTATGAATTTTCAGTAGAATCTGGTTGCCAAAATATAAGAGTTTTAGAAGACAAGATTCTTGAAGAAGCACATAGACGGTTTGGAAATATAGTTTTGCTCCTCATGAAAGATGCCCCAAAATATTATTTAAAATAAAGAAAGAGTGATAAAATGGCAAAAATCATAGCTGTCGCCAACCAGAAGGGCGGCACAGGAAAGACCACCACAAGCACCTGTCTGGCTGGTGCATTGCAGTTGCTTGGCAAGAAGGTCTTGCTGGTGGACTGCGATGCCCAGTGCAACGCAACGGACACCTACGGCGCGCAGACAGAGGACGTGTGTACTCTGTTCGATGTAATAACCCGGCAGGGTACAGTAGAAGAAGGAATCCAGCACTGCGAAGCAGGTGACATTCTTCCGTCAGACAGTGCATTGAAGGACATTGACGAGCAACTCGTCCGGGACATGGGCAAGAACTTCCGGTTGCGAGAAGCCCTTGAAAGCGTGTCCGGGCAGTACGATTACATTGTGCTAGACACTCCCCCGCAGCTTGGCCTTGCGCTTGTGAACGCACTAATCGCCGCTAACAGCATCATCGTGCCAATCACAGCAGACCGCTATGCGCTTGCCGGACTGAGCCAGCTTTCGCAGACCATTGGTGACGTTCGCAGATATTTCAACCCGACCTTGAAGATTGAAGGTCTGCTTCTGAACCAGTACAAGAGCCGTGAAAACCTGTCAAAAGAGGTTGTGGAGCAGCTCCCGGTGATTGCACAAAGCATGGGAACAAAGCTGCTTGACGTGAAGATTAGACCGTCTATGGGCGTTCGTAAAGCGCAGGCAGAGCGGCACAGCCTGTTTAGTGGTGACACGGCAAAGAGTACCAGCGCAGAGGATTTCAAGGCGTTGGCACAGATGATTGTGGAGGGAGATAACAATGCGACTGATTGACTCAGACAAGCTAAGGGATTATTTGCAAAACCATTACAACGAAGTTGAAGCGCTTCACCGTCCGAATGACAGCGAGTATCTTTGTGGTATTGGGACTTGTCTTGATTCTATTGACGCAGACAGCTTTGATATGCCAGACAGCTATCCAGCTTGGATAAGCGTGAAGGATGAGTTGCCAAATTACAGGGAGAATGTAATTGTTTTCACGGAAAAGCATATTGATGTTGGGCATTTGGCAAGAGGAAGATATGGTTCATTGTGGTGGGAAAGGGATTCCGCTAATGTATGGAAGGATAACGAAGTCCTAAAAGATGTAACTCATTGGATGCCACTACCAAAAGAGCCGAAAATAGACGAAAGAAAGGAAATTGCAAGATGAAACCAACCAGCAAAAAATCAACAGGCTTGCTTGGCGGGTTTGATTTTCAGCCGGTTTTTTCGGAACCGGCATTAAGCCGAAGTGAGCCAAAGGAAGAAGAAGTAAGCCAAGCAAAGCCGAACGAAGCCGAACAAGCGCAGATTAAGCCAAGTGAAGCCACAGGCAGCCATACACTGCCTAATGAAGCACAGTTAAGCAGTATTAAGCCGAAGCAAGCCAAAGACAGTGAAACACAGCCAAACAATGCCGTAGTAAGCGAAAGTAAGCCAAAGAAGCTGAAACAGGCGAAGGAAGTTCAACGTCTTATCGAACAAGGCGATGTGCCAGGCGCACTAGCTGAAGCTGGCTTGACAAGGAAAAAAATCCCGATGCCAGAATCGCATCAAGGCGTTGCAAGCGGTGATGGCAAGCGTTCCAAACGTATTACTATCCTTATGAGCGAGGAAGAGCGCAAGTACATCAACCGTGAAGCAAGACGGCACGGAATGACGATTGGGCAGTTCGTATACGCTCTGGCAGTTGCAGCAGCAGAGGGGAAAATTGAATTGGAGGATTTCTTGGAGGATTGATATGACGAAACAAGAGCAAGTTGCAAGAATCGCAAAATACTACACAACCTTCCACCTTTTTGGAGATTGGTATCTTATTCGGTGTTATCCTAGACACTGCCATAGCTGGAAACGGTTTATTCCGTTTTATACGCTAACACACATTGAAGAAGAATAATCTATGTGAAAGGAGAAAAATGCGCACATACAAGCCACACAAGCACAGAAGCAAAGAGGAACAAGCCAAAATAAACGCAGAGGTAGCAAAACGTAAAGCAAAACTGGCCGAAAAGTACAATACTGACACGCAGTATTATAAGGGCATTCCTGTTGAGCTGATTGTAAGAGAGGACTACGGTTGCTACAAAGCAAAGCGTTTCAAAATCAATAATAGCAATCAGAATGTGTGGATTCCAAACTGCTATCTTGAAGATGACGGAACAATCAAGGCGAATATGAACATTGACTTTGTATTCCGTAAGTCTGTAAACCAGTTAAATAAAGCGGGTATCACGCAAGCGATTATTGGCATCAAACGTAAAATGCCGGAAGCAGATGCGCCAAATCTCAAAAGTACCATGCAGAAAATCGGAGATACAGGAACTTGCTAAAGCACAAACCCCTGTGCGGTCATTACGACTACACAGGGGTTCTGTTTTACTTATCAGCAATGCAATCCCAGTAGAGATATGCCTTGCCGTCTGCGGCATCTGCGTCCTCAAGGAACGCCTTTGCCATGTCAGCGTAGAAGCCCGGAGTGTCAACGGACTGGCGCTTTGCGACCTGACAATAATCCGAGTACATCATGTTCATGACCGCCCAGAAATCGTTCGGGTCGCAGGTGATATTGCGCTGTTTCGCAACGTCCTGCGTCTGTTCCAGCGTCCAGTGACAGCCCTTTGTGCCGTCAGCGTTCACCATGTTGTCACACCATTCCTCTGCTTCATCGTGGGTGAGGTGCTGGCGTGGCATTTTGATCGAGCGGCTGTCCGCGCCGCCACGTTCATACTGCCCAGACCGCTTGTCCCAGTCGCCGTTCTGTGAGAAGCCGATTTGCGGCATTCTGCGCCTATTCTCTACGTCAGGGTAGCGGGGGATAGGGTATGGGTCGATGTAGCGGTTCTCCTCCTGCGGATAGTAGGGATAGCGGTCGTTGCCGCCTTCCAGCTTACGCAGACGGCGTTCCATCTCACGTTCCCTGCGGTCACGCTCTTCCTCAAGGCGGTCACGTTCCGGCTCACGGTTTTTGTCGTGTTCGCGGAGCATCATCATGCGGCGAAAATTGTTCTTGCCCATAATCTATACCTCCTCAAGAAATGGACGCAGGCGCATCAGCGTGGGAACGGCAGAAGCAGCCAAGATATTTGAACGTGCCGGTGCCGGTCGCAGACGTTGCAACGCGGGTAGCATAGCGAGTGCGGGTGTGGATGCTCTCAGCGGTTGCCTGAGCGCAGTTGCAGTCGGTCAGAGGGTATGCGGTCGTTCCTGCACCGATGGTAATGACCACAGGGGCGTTGATGGTGGTCGTGTCCGGGATGCTCTGGGCAACCACGATGCAATACTTCTCTCCGTCCTGGTATGCGCCAGCAGGGATGTTGATAGTCAGCGTATCGTTGGCGAACGTGACCGCCTGACTGATGACCAAGTGCGGGCAGAGTTTGCAGCTTGTTTTGCAAGCCATAATGTTTTCCTCCTAAAAAATCAGGGGCAGAGGTGTCTTACCCCTGCCCCGATGGTTCACCCGGTGTTATCGGGGAGTGTGTTGGTTAGCAGCAACCGCAGCAGTTCACGCCCACGTTGGGGTTTGCCACCTGATAAGCGGGAATCGGACGAGGATTGACCCGGTTCAGGATGGTGTCAGTCTGCTGAGACATCACGGTGGTCAGAAGCGCATTCTGGCGATCCTGAGAAGCCGCGAACTTGAGGTTCTGGTTCTCAGCGGTCAGAGTAGCGATCTTATCCTGCGTGAAATAGTCCATCATGCTGCGGAAGTTTGCGTTGCAGTTGTCCACAATAGCGCGGGCGTTGTCTGCGATAGCCTGACGGGTGGCGCAGTCTTCCGTTGCGATGGTATACTTCAGGTCGCCGATCAGCTGCTTGTTCTCGCAGCAGCAAGATGCCAGCTGCGTGGCAAGTGCGGTCTGACCAGCCTGCCGTGCGTTGCCCTCCTGCATGATGGCAAGGCTGATGGCGTTGTCGCCGTTGGACACGCTGCGTTCCAGACCGTTCACGAGCTGTGCGTTCTGGTAGCCAAGCTGACAGATGGCGCTGTTCACGCCTGCAAAGCCGTTCGAGATGTTGGTGTTGACGCCGTTCATCTGTGCCAGCTGGTCATAGCCCAGAGAGCAGATACCGCTCTGGATGCCCGCCAGAGAACGGGAGGTATCCTGCTGGTAGAAGCCCTCAGACAGAGCCGCGCGAGTGTCGTTACCGCCCTGACCAGTTGCGCCAGTGCCGACCAGATAGGGGATGTAGGCGTTCATGCCGTTGTCGCCGCCGTTGCGCCCGTTGCCGTAGTTGCCCCAGCCGAAGATGATAGCGAGGATAATAACAGCCCACAGACCTTCGTTGCCGAAGAATCCGCCGTTGTTATTGCCGCCGTCCTGTCCAGCCAGATAGCCAGTTGCAAAATCGTCCATAACAAAACTCCTTTCAGTTTTGCGTTATGCCATCCCACCGCCGTATGCGATGGGCGAAGCCAAACAAAAGCGGTTTTTGTCAAGTCCGCAAAACTGAGAAGCGTTTCGCTTAGAGGGATGCGTTATCGGGGCAGCGTCAGATTTAGGACGCTTGCCAACTGGTTCAGGTCGATGCCACGCTCTTTGGCGAGGTTCTGCGCCATCGTTCGGAGCTGTGCTTCGTTTTTGCCCTGAATTAAGTTCAAGCCCTGCATGATAGGGGCGTTCTGCCCGCTCAACTGCTGGATAAGCCCCATTGGGTTCTGCCCGGCACGAGCCAGATTTGCAAGCTGCATGATAGGGCTGTGAGTGATCATATCAAACGGAGAGGGCATCGATTATTCTCCTTTCTTTGCGGTGGCAGTGGGCTTCGAAAAGCTCTTCTGCCACTTTTCCAGTTCATCCAGCCGGTGCACGAGGGCATTGTACTGCTCAATAGGCACATACTGCTGTGTCGGTGCAGCGGTCTGCTGTGCCTGTTGTGCTTGCATCTGCCTCCACGCTTCCGGGCTGTAAAACTCCTGCACATAGGATTCGCAGGTGTCCGGGTTGAGCCGTTTGCAGTAGATCACGCCACTGCGCAAGTCTGGGCAGTAGGTCGGTCTGCCGTACAGGTCAGACGGTATTGCCAAAAACTCTTCCCTGCTGGAAACAGGTCTGCCAAGCAGCCAACCTCCATCTTGTGCCGACTGCTGAACGGGCTGTTGCCCATTCATCGGCTGCGGACGCTGCGGTTGCGCCTGTTGCATCTGCGCACTCGGTAGGGGAGTGGCAAGCCCAACTGTACCCATGCTGCCGTAAGGATTGACAGGCTGTTGCGGAACGTAAGGTGTTCCGGGTGTCGGATAATAGCTCATAATACATCCCTCCTGATGTGACCAGTGTACCGCATCGGCAGAAACCGAAAGACAACGAAGGTACAACGAAGGACAAAAAAAGAAAAGCGCCCACACGGAAAAATCCGCATGAACGCTTAAAGATATAAATATACTTATATAAAATGATGCAAAATAGAAAGTTTGAACGTTTTACTTGCAAAAAATCCCCCACTTTGCCTACAACGTACCCCGCGTGGAACGCAGGGCTTCGGCAAAGCAGGGGATTTTTTTGTAAAATCAAGAGCGGAACCGCCCACAGGCAATGCCGCTCTCTACAAAAGCCGTAGCCTTTCAAGTCTAAAGGCGTCTCCCGCATGGTACGCACTGCGAGTAGGCGGGCGGGAGACTGGTCGGCGCCTATCTGGCAACCGCTTTTTTCATTCCCAGATAAAGCACTGGGCTAGCTGGCAAATATCCACCCTAATGCGCTTCTTCGAGAGGCCGGGTGGATTTGTTGATGTTATTATACCACAATCAATCCGTCACGACAAGAACCAGCGCAGGGCCGTTGACGCTGACCTCTGCGTCCTGATATGGCTCGACAATGGTCGTTTCCACGCCCTCGCGTTTGCGAAGCTCTGTAACAAGATTTGCAGTCGGAACATTTTCGAGGTTCACGGTGAGCTCCTTTCGTCTAGCTTTTCATCAATAACTTTCAGCCGGTATCCTATTGCCGTCCGGCTGTAATGTGTCTGTGCTGCAATGTCCGGCAGCGGAAGCCGCTCCACGTACCGCAGTAAGGCTATCTTACGGTCTACCCTCCCAAGCGGTGCGTTTTTGATGGCGGCGGTTATCTGCTGTCGGTCAAGTCCTTTCAGCGCAGCGGGCAGCACTACGCGAGCCGCCGCCACAGGTAGCACCGAGCCAAAAAGGCTGCGGCAACTCTCCGGCGTTGCGCACCATATTGCCAAGCACAGAAATATGGTAACCTGTACAAACGTCTGTTCCAGCGCGGTCAGAATTTGTCTGGATAATACTTTTTGAGCATCTCCACGGGTTAAGCGGTTCGTATGCAGTGCTTGCCATGATATCCTCCTTAGTTAATTAACAATCCAATAAATCAAAAATGTCACTTAAATAATTTGCCAATATTAACTGTCCTTTTTCATTGTGATGCAATCCATCTTTGAAATACTCAGAGCGTTGACTTGCGATTCTTGGTGTAATCCCACTTTCGTAACAAGCGTCTTTCACAAATACACCGTACTTTCTGCATATTTTCTTTATTACATCACAGTAATCATCAAGTGTGTTTCCTAATGCGTTTATATCATTCCTATCACCCCAAACAATAGTATTGTTTATCTCAAAATTGTATTGTGGGATAGGAGTGATTACTACAATTTTTGCCGTTGGATGATTGGTTATTAAATTTGTAATCAGACTTTCAAAAGCCCCATAAAATGTTGTTAAATCTGTACTGCCTTCTGTTCCGATTTCTGTAGGATTATCTTGCCCATAATCATTTATTCCGGCATAAATGGTAATTAAATCAGCGTCATCTCCAACGCTAGGATACTGCTCTAGCAAAGAGTGATATGCTGTATCTGCACTTCTGATTCTAGCACCGCTTACAGCTAAATTCTTTTTTCTGACAAATTTATGTTTTTCGCACAAATAATCGTGGTAAAACTTTGTCGTATAAGCTAAATCAACGCTTCTGCTATCACCAAGGATGTACCATTTAATTCCTTTAGCAAGCCTACCGTTTAGCTCAAACCCATCGCATAAATTGCTTGCAGATATTTTTTTGTTTTGACTTAATATCGTTTGCTTGTCAATTTTTTGAAACGGAACAGAATCTACAGTGACTGAGATATCCTTTAAATGTGTAACATGCTCAAACGAGCCATCGATTCCTCTGCCATACCAATAAGAAAGTTTTGCATACTTACATTTATCAGGAATGTTTATGCTTACAGTATCGTCTGTAGTGTCTGCAAGTTGTTTGGACTCAAGAAATCCCATGTTTTCATCGTAGAAACATATTACTTGCGGTACAGCATTCATCCCAATAAATGTCGCATCTGGAATCCTTATTGTGTAAATGTAATTCGATGTACTATCAGAGCTTCCGACAACAATGCCACTTGTCGAAAGTGTTCCTCTCACATAAGAACTACTATCAATTAGATTTGATGTTTCATTAAACAGAGTATTGGATACTTCCTCACTCAGTACTTCTGTATTTATATATTTGTTCAGTTTTGTTCCATCTTTTATATTTGATTCGTTTACTTTTATATCATTGTTTAAATTCTTGTAATAAGGAATGTATTCACTTGGTAAAGTGTTACCAGAAACAATCATTCCTTTTTTAAAAATGATATAATCAGCAGATTCAACTTCTGAATCTCGTCTGCTCCAAAAAGACATGTATGCTTTTGTGGTTCCATCAGGCAAAGTAAAATGCTCTTCATTGCTACTGGTGGTTGATGGGGTTAAAATCGTTGCTACTCCATCTTTAGAGATACAGGCAATTTTGTATACCCCATATGTCGGCATATTTGAAACATAAGTGCCACCATCAACAGGAAGTTCATATACAATACCGTCGCCAGCAATGATATTACCAGAATAGTCTATGCTACTATTTAAATGCCTTGTTCCGTTTGGATTGAATAAGTTCTCACCAACTGTTGCTATGTCACCTATATCTTCCTTTAGCTGATTCTCTGCCCCCTTTGCCCGGGTGGCTTCTGTAACAAGGTCATTCCTTACGCCCTTGATCGCGTCACCTGTGGCTTTTGCGTCAGCGGCTTCGCCCTCGTGGGTGAGAGTGGCGTCCAGTGCTACGGCAGGGCCGGGGTCACCTTTAGGGCCTTGCGGGCCGGTGTCACCCTTTTCACCTTGTGGCCCCTGTGCACCCTGCGGGCCGACCGGGCCGATGGGGCCAGTGTCGCCCTTGTCACCTTTCTCGCCTTTGAAGTCGCCAGCGGCAATGCCGTTCTTGAGCTCTTGCAGGTTATCTGCGGCCTGCTGTGCTGCCGTCTGTGCATCGGTCTTGGCCTGCTCTGCGGCGGTGGCGTCAGTGTGCACGGCATCCACCAGCTGCTGCCATGCAGGCGTGCCCGGTTCCGGCGTGGCGCCATCCTCCGTGCCGCTGTTGGCGCTCACACGATACCGCAGGTCTGCGCTGGTGACGGTCTTGGTGCCGTCGCTGCCCTCAAAGGTGATGCACCCGCTTCCGGGCTGTGCGGTCACGCTGGCGGGCACGACCACATAGCCGTCCACCACCAGCGATGATGCCGGGTCTTTGCCGTCCGGCACGTGCCAGAAGCAGCGGATAGCCAGCCCTGCCCACTCGCCGGAAGCGGTGACAGCAAGGCGGTACACGCCCCGGTTCTTGGTGTAGCCAAAGCGCACCAGCTGCTCATAGCCCGGCACTTTGACGACGCCATTGGATGCGAGAGATACGCTTTGCTCGATCATTCTTTACTCCTTATCTGCCCGCTTTTCGATGCACTTACCGGCCTTGCCACGGAGACAGTATTCGCAATACTTTCTGTCGTCGCCTTTCAGGTTGCATACATTTTCGCGCTTACGGGCCTGATTCATGGCATTTGCGGACGCGGCGACAATGCCGCACATAGGTACAGACATATAGTGCTCCTTTACCGGTTGATAGTAGGCTTCTTGTCCGCCAGTGCCTTTTTCATCATGCTGACGGCCTTTTCGATCACGCTGTCCAGCACTTCATCCGTGATGAAAGGCTTCAGCCAGTCCGGCAGTGCGCCGCGCAGCGCGGCAAAGACCTGTGCCTTTTTCTTTGCGCCCTGACCGCTGCCCATGATGCTGTTCTCAGCGATGGTCACGAGTTCCAGCGCCCAGTCCTTGACGTACTGCTTGTAACCCAGCCGAATGGCACCAACGGCCAGCGCGGCAAAGCCGATGAGCATCAGCACCAGTGCGATGGGTGCGGGGATAAAGTTAAACATTGCTTCCATAATTTAAGCTCCTTTCTGCTGTTCAAGATCTTCGATGCGATGGTTTGCCACCTTAATTTGTTCTTCCAGCACTGGCACACGCTGAGCGAAATTATTGTGCGCCCGGACTTCCCGGGTCAGCTCGTCCAGCTTAGTGTCGGTAATGGCCTGCTGTTTTTCCAGCTTGGCGTCCATGTTTTGAGCGGCCCTGCTGTTAGAGATAAGCACGCCGCTCAGGCTCAGGCCGCCAGTGATGAGTGCTACGATGATAGCGTCGCTCATTTACCCTCCCGGAGACGGGTCAGACCCTTCTTGCTGATGATACCCGCATAGTCCTTGTATGCGTGGCTCATGTCAACATTAGTGCTCACGCCCGGCACGCGGGCAGTGCTGGTGTACTGCCACATGCCGAACGGCCAGCCGGGCGCGGGCTTGCTCGTGCGGTAGGCGGCCAACCACACGTCGTAGGGCTTCAGCTCTGCACCGCCCATGTAGAGGAAGGTACTGCCGAACCACAAACCGGTGTACAGCATGGCGTACACGCCCCAGCTTTCCACCGTGCTCAGCATGTGAGCCGTCAGGTTGGTCAGTGCGGCCTTGCCCAGCGGCTTCTGCACCTCGTCCTCAATGTCCACCGCCACAGGCAGCTCAAAGCTCCTGCCGGTGAGCAGCTTCTTGAAGTACGCCAGCTCCTTGTCGGCCTGTTCCCGGTTGACCGCCTTGAAGTAGCCATACACGCCCACCGGCAGCCCTACGCGGGTGCACTCGGCGTAGTTGCGGGCGAAATAGGGGTCGAGGTAGGGCTTGCTTGGCAGACCCTCGGCACTGTTGCCCATGGCGCGGATCATGACGCCGCCGATTTTGCCGGACGCCTTGACCTTTGCCCAGTCGATGACGCCCTGATGGCGGCTCACGTCCATGATGGTCTTTTCCATCGCTTACTCCTTTACTTCTCCAACTCTGCCTTGATGGCTTCCAGATCGTCCTTGGTCAGGGACGGGTAGTCGGCGGCGATGTCTTCAAAGGCTTCACCAGCGGCAATGCGGATTTTGAAAGCGCGGGTCATAATGCGAAGTTTGAGTGCGTTCAGGGTTTTCATAAAAATCAGCCTCCAATCAAATCAGCCATCATCAAAATAATATCGTCGTTTGCGGTTTCCAGCGCGTCCACGCGCTCCGGCAGCTTCTCCCGGGCTTCGGCCTTTTTGCGCGCTTCTTCCTGCGCGGCCAGCTCTTCGGCGGTGTAGCGGATGTATTTCTGGATGGGCACCTGTTCCACCCATTCCTCCTGCGCCTGAACGCCGGGACGGTCAACGATCTTCTGCACGTCCTTGCCACCGTTCGGATACTCGGTCACGGTCTCCCAGTGCCACTGCTCTTCCACGCCCTCTACTGCGGGGTGGGTGACTTCTTCGGTGCTGCCGGTCAGATACCCAAGGGTCAGATCCGGGTTTTCCACGACCGCGCCGGTCTCGTCAATGATCTTCATGGTTCAAAACCTTCTTTCTCAGGCCACGCGGTGCCAGATGTGCACATAGTAGGCGGCGGGCTGCACGGTGGTGCTGCGGCCGTAGATAGGATTCGAGCGAGAAGCATCGAAATTTATTGTATATATGCCATCTGCAGCACCTTGCCATGAAGCGGTATCCAAATAGGTTCCTCTGTATGCGCCAGTGATGTTAGCACCACGTTCAAGTCCTCCACACTGGACGCCGGAATACTGTGTTTTGCCGTCGCCGATCTGGCCCGTGATGTTGGGCAAACCGGCTTCGACTGTGGTACCCGCTGCGTGGGCGTAGGACGCACCCATCAGCACCCGGTTCTGCGCGATCTCCTGCCATGTGCCGCCGAACAGTGCGGCGGGGCTGGTGGGGTCTTCCGAAATCCAAAATTTGATTTTGGCATGGTCTTCTGCCAGAGCGTCCGCAATCAAGGTCTTTACAGCGTCTGCGCTTATCACGCCTTTCAGCGCATCACCAACAGCTTTTGCGTCAGCCGGGGCACCCTCAACGCTCAGCGTCTTGTCGGTGCTCACGATGGCCGCAGCCCGGTTCGCGCTGTCTTCGGCAGAAGCGGCAGAGCTTCCCGCGCTCTTTGCGTCTGCGGACGCTGACTGTGCGCTTTTGGCTGCACTGGTGGCGGCAGAATTTGCGCTAGATGCAGCCGAAACGGCTTCTTCTTTTGCGTTAATTGCTCCCGCAACAGTACTCAACTCGTTTAAGGTGGCTGCATTGATTGGCGTTCCTTCTTTTGTTGGCTCGTCATTTCGGATAAGAGTGACAATTTCGGATGTTCCATCCGACTTTACCATTGTCCATCGACCCGGATATTTCGCCACACGGTCTTCAAAAACCATATTGTTCCTCCCCGGTCATATATTCGCCAGAAAATGTAACGTATGTTTTAGCAAGCGTTTCAATGTCAAACAAAATTTGCTCGATTTGATTCATCGTTGAAAAATCGAGTTTACTCATGCTTTCTGGCGTATCCGCAATACCAGATGGGCCAGAGCATTTAGCACGAATGGAGTTGATGTTAGAAAGCCAACGCGTTGCATCGGAGGCTTTCATATATCCATCGACTGTCCAATCTGTACGAACAGAAACGGATGCACCAACGATGGTGCCAAGCTCCTGAATACCGGATTCTATACGGTTGAAATCTGTATAGTTTAAAGCGCCCTTCATACCGGCAAGCCATTCCGATTGTTCGTTTTTTGTCCACGTGCCTGTTCTCGCCTTTGCTGTGATTTCTTTTACGTGGCTAACGTCTGATTGCGTTCGGTCTGTAATCCATCGGCCCATAAGCTACTCCTCTTCAATTCTTCCTTGATATCCAACCTTCAAATTCTGAGGGACGGTGAATGCCGGTCGGTAGCATTTGTAAGTACCATCGCCAGAACCAATGCAGTTAAAGTAAGAAAATTCGTTTCGGTTGTCTGAACTCCCGAGGTGAATCTTGTCATAATACTCCGAAACCACAATAGAACGATAATAGGTACTTCCGACAGAAGGGCCCATTCCCCACCATTCGAGACGGGTAATAGGGGTTCTTGTCCATTGCTGATACGCGAATGTTGTGCCGCCGTAAGTATAAAACGGTCCTTTGGAAAGTTCTTTTGCGGTAGGTAGAGTGCTCCCTTCTGCGTTGCATCCATACCCCCACATTTTACTAACGTAGTCACTGTCATCGTCAGGAAAATCATAATTTATTTCTTTCGCGGAAGGCAAAAACACACTACGAGACAGCGTTGATATTTCGGAAGGCTCATAATACCCGATACCGTCCGACTCTCCAGAAATCCATTTAAAAGCCGGAGTATAATAAAATGTCGTTTTGTCGATTTTTTTCTGCATGTAATCAGAAAGCGATTTTTTGAAAGAACCGTTCAGCAAGGCATCGATGGTGCTTTTTGAATATTCTGCAGGGGTTGTTCTTTTGCTATCCCACGCAAAATCCTTTGAGCTGTCACCAAAAATCGAATCTTTATGCACCAAAAGCGTTCTTCCAGTCCCGTTTAATTCAGGCTCATAATTATGCTTTGACACAAGAAAAGCGGTATAAACGCCAGCAATCAAAACATAAACAGTGTTGCCTTCTTTGAAGTCGGAAATTTCGTCCGCAATCGTAGTAGCGTTGCAAGAAGCGGAAAGACTTGCGACTGTAGCTGTGATCGTTGCATTTCCGCTGTGTAAATACGTGACGTTGCAAACAGATACGCCGCGTTCGTTCTTGATGACATTCAGCTCAACGATGCCAGCAGGAGATGCATTCCAAATAATAACAGGGGAATCAGCAGATGCAGGGGCAAGCGTTGCAGTGAGCGTGATCGTGTCGGAAGGACGCAAGTAAATCTCAGAAGCGTCGATTTGTAACGAATCAACGTCTTCGATCATATACCCGGTAACGGAGCCCTTGAAGCTGCCATTAAACGTGTAAGAAACGTCCGTAATCAACAAGTTAGAAGAATATCCAAACTGATGATTGAGCTTGACAAAATCAAGAGCATCATTGTGCGGGCTTGCACGATAAGACAGGGTAGCTTTTCGACGATTGGAAAGGACTTTATAACTTTCAGTTAAAACATTTTTTGGTTGGGAGACGATGGAAGAAGAAATAAGTGCATTGTTCACACTTTGCGTAACGCCATCGCCCGTAGCGCCGTTTGGATATAACGACGAAGACCCATTTAGGGAGTAAGAGATGTTTTTTAACTTATTAGAAAAAGTGATTTCTGGATACTGATAATCATTGATTTCAGTGATTTCATAAATGTCGGACTTGTTTTCAGGAAGGTACGGAACCCGGTCAATCCGAATCTCACCGTTTCTTGTCTGATACAAAGCCATACCGGCTGCGTTAGCGGAAAGCTGTAGCACATCAGCGTTTTTATACGAAGAATTTCCGTTTCTAAAATCAGCTGTATAATCCTTTAAAGACTCATTGATGTAATAGCTGATACCAGAAACGTCAAGAAGTTCCAAAGCGTCATAGCATATTTCGTATAAAGTGCCGCTTTTTCTTCCGGTGTATGGTGAATCGATTAAAAATGCCAAAGCATCACGAGCTTCAAAGGAAGCGGTAATGCCATTAGAAGGAATACTCCAGCTAGAAAGGTAAAACTTACCTCCGTTAATCCATTCAGTCTGTCCGTCCAAGTCCATGCCATACTTTACAAAAACAGCTTGGCGTTCATACAAATACTTGTAGAGGCCATCGGGGTTGATGGGATTCCATTTTTGGTCGCTGTTATCAATGGAAAAAGAAATTGAATCCTTAGAAAGCTGACCAGAAATTGGGTCACGTTTTGATTTATGGGAATACGACAGAAGGTCTGTTTTGCTAAATCTCACGCGCTGTCCAAATTCTACTTGCGAGATACGAGCTCTTCGGTTTGGAATACACCATTCGAGGACATCAATAACAACCGAATCATACTTGGAAATTTCAAATTCAATTGAAGTTTCGATGGAATCGTTGTTGTCAATTTTCTTTTCCAAAAGAAGAGCGGTTCCTTTATAAGCGGAGACTTTAAATGATTTTGCCCACTCATTTAAAATTTCAGACCAAACGATTGTCAGGCCCGGTATTTTTTCTTCGTGGATTTTGCTAAAAGAGAATGTGATGGTTGGATGATTGGAGCTTGATACGCATTCACCGCTTACGTAGCCGCATTCTTGATACGGTTCAGAATCCGGAACGATACTAAGACTTCCATCCAAAACCCAAAAATTAGTTTCAGCAGTCGCATAATTTCCAGAAACGGAAGTGTCGAAATCAGTGATGGATGCCACGTCACTAAACACGGTTTGCGAACCTGAACTTGCAATAGCGTCCGTTTGCGCCGCATCATCAGCTGCATGATAAGTAATCTGAATAAAAGCTTCAGGTACAAGCGTATTATTATATTGCGAAAGCCACTTATCGGACGGCTTTACGGACATATAAAATCACCACCTTTAGACCTCAACCAGACTCAAAGAACAATCCTTCCAGCCCATCACGTTTCCGGTGTTTGGGCCCCTTCGCCACATTCCGGCCGTTCGGTCGGAAACATACATCTGACGTGTGGAATAAGAAGCTGTTGCTTGATTGTAAAATCGTACCGTGCAATAAAAGTTTCTAGTGAATGGGCCGATAACGGAAGCCCATTGTTTTGCGGTAAGGTAATTCCACTTGAGAGCCACTTTTGCAACATCGTGTCGAACCACAGAGCCAACAACCTTGCCTTGTACGTTGCGGCCAGAATCAACAATGGTTGAAGTCGTTGCGCTATAAGAGGAAGGTTCTGGCAAATCTACGCCGTTCACTGATACAAGAGCTTGCATAATTTACCGTCCCTCCCTTAATAGCTATACACTTCCGTACCCATGATTTGCACGCCGCGATCAGCCTGCTGCTTTTCGACCGAAGCAGTAATCTGCTTGCCGTCAATGAACAGCCTGACTTCCTTACCACCGGTAATTTCGTCACCATAGCGCTGGAAAATATCAAGAAACGCATTGTAGCAGCCGTTGTAAACCGCGCCTTGCAGGTCAGAAGAACTTGTCGCTCCGGATGATGTATTGCTACTGTAGTATCCGCTTGCAGAAGTGGTGGAACCCGTAGAAGCGTTGTATTCAGGGGTTCCAACGTAAGAAGAATTGTCAGTTGAATATTTCCCACCGAGATTGCTCACAATGCCTGCAATCGTAGCACCTAAGGCGATCGCGGCTGCGCCCACAATAAGTGCTACAGGAATACCGAAAACTGTAGACGAAAGCGCACCGGCAATAGAAGTAAGAAGGCCAACAAACGCAGAACCAACAGTTCCAATCAAGCCACCCATTGCGGCAAAAATTTCAGGAAAAGAACTTGTTAATCCGCCAAAAAGACCATTACTAATTGCCACGCCGGTCGTTGTGAGCGGAATCTTTAAAGCAGATATGGATTTTGAAATAGTTTGGCCAAGGCCCGAAACGCTTTTGACGATATCATTAAAATTATTTGTGATGCCACTCCAAATAACTTTTCCGGCTTTTAACGCTTCATTAAACAGGGTTTTGGATGCATCTTTCAAAATTCCAGCAATGTTGGAAATAAAGCTTTGTGCGTACGCTTTTACCTGATTTTGGTTCTCCTCTCCCATCGCCTGCCAGATAATAGCAGCAGCAGTCGTACCAATCGTTTTTAGGTCTCCGCTCTGCACAGCGTTCCAAAGATTCTGCACTGTGCCGAAAAAGTCATTCTGTAAGCCGGAATCAAGTTCCTGCCACTTGCTGTCCAGACCGTTGAAGAAGCCGTCAACGAAATTCGTTGCGGTGGTTGCGCCATAGTCAATCATCTCGTTGCCCTTCTGCTGAACAACGTTTACCAGATTGGTCATAGCTTGTTCAACGTAAGGAAGTGCTGCAGTGATACCGTTCGCAAGGCCTTGGTCAATAAACTCGCCAAAGCGTTCAAACAGGGCAGAAGGAGAGTGGATTTCAGTATCGGTCGTGAACTTGTCAATGATAGCTTTGGCAAGTCCACTAACACTTTTCTTTGCATTCTCAATGCCTTTGTTGATACCATCAATCAAGCCCTGAACGATGTTTTTGCCATAGTCCAAAAATTTTGCGGGGAGATTTTTGATTGTATCGACCAAACTGTTCCAAGCCTTGTCCCAGTTTTCTTTGAATCCGGCCCACTTCTGGTTCCACCACTCGCCAACGCCGACAAACCACTGCTTTAGGCCTGCACTCGCTTGGTCAAGAGCCTGAATTGGATGCTGAACAAACCCGGGCAAACTTTCCCATGCAGTCTGAAAATTAGTGCTGAATCCTTGCCACTTTTCATCCCACCACTCGCCAACGCCGACAAACCACTGCTTTAAACTTTCGCTTGTCTTGTCGAGAGATTCTGTAATTTTGTCCCAGTTTTGATAAATCGCAATTCCGACATCGGTCAGACCACCAACGATCAAACCAATCAGAGCACCGATGCCTGTACCGATAGGGCCTCCAAGAGAGCCAATGATTGCGCCAATGCCTGCACCAGCCATTGTCGAGCCAAGTGGAATTAAAATTCCGTTTAACGTGTTTAAGCCATTTTTGACAGCATCGTAAACGCCTGTTACAAACATAGGTATGCCGGTTACTACTCCGCCAACTGCTGCTCCAATAATCGCGCCAGCAGTAGAGCCGCCAGCCGCTTTAATGGCCGCTCCAACGGCAGTATTGCCAAAGCCGGTCACGATAAACTGAGCAATTCCTTTGCCAAGAATGGCTGCGCCTGTAGTCCCAATCAAAGCGCCAAGAACAATCTCAGCGAAATTCTTTCCATTTACGCCGTTTTCAATCGCGTCTTTAATGCCTGTAATCTCGAGGACGATTCCTACTGTAAAAACACCAAGCCCCAAAACAATGGATTTCAGTGCGTTCATTTTGGAGATAGCGTCCACAATATCCGTAATAAGATTTGTGAGCTTCCAAGCGGCAAGAGCGGTTGCCACAGTTGCTATAAGAGGAAGCATAGCCTTGATTTTCTGCTTAATGGCATCAATCTGCCTTGCAAACTCTTCGTTGTACTGCTTGAACATATCGTAGCCGGACAGGTCTACATCGCCCAAGATGTTGCCAGCAGATGCACCACCACCAGAGCCGGAGCTTCCCTGTGTGGGGTCAATGATGTTCAACTCATCAAAGCCCATCGTGTAGTCCTTGAGGGCTTTGGCAGCTTTCTTTGTCGAATCGGTTGTGTTATCCATTGCGTCACCGATGCCACCAACGCTGTCAGCGCTCTTAGTGAAATCAGTAAACACGACCTTCACACCCATCAGCTTTGCAACCCACTGGACAAATTCTCGGATAAGTTGGACGGCCGCAATCAGCGGGGGAAGAATGGATTTCATGGCAGGGTAGAGCAGAGAGCCAACAGACTTCGCCAGCATATCCAACTGCGCTTTCAGAATCTTAATCTGGTTCGCAGGGCTCTGGATGGTCTGTGCAAGGTTGCCCTGCACGTTGGCAGTCTGCTTCATAATGGCAATGTAACGCAGAACTGCTTTATCCGCCTGAGACAGGCTAGAAACCTGTTTGTTAAAGCCCAAAGAAAGAAGCTCCTGCTGTAATCGCGCCTGAGACAGGTCAATGCCCAAACGGCGAATAGGCTCAATCTCGCCAGAGATTGCGGAGGACATTGCGGTAAAGGTCTCCGCAACGTTCTTGTTCCAATAGGAACCTTCGTCATAAGCAAGCTGAGTCAGGTTCTTGGACAGAACGTATGCTTTGTCGCTGGTCAGACCAAACGAAGTACCCAAGCTCTGGATGGTAGCCATGTAGGTCATCGCTTTGGTCGGATCAACGCCAAGCAAACCCTGCATCTTGCTAATGAGCGTATCAGCTTCACCGCTCAAATTGCCCATAGCATTATGGAACAGGTCTGTTGCTTCGTAAAAGTCATTAAACTTCGCAACAGCGTTGCCAAGATACTCAGCGATAGCTTTCAACGAAACCAGCTTTGCCATGTTTCGCATAAAGCCGTTCATCTGATTGGACAGACTGAGATAGCTCTTGCGCTGCTTTTCGTTAGCAGCGGTCACACGATTTGCCTGTGTAACCACCTTGCTCAACTGCGGAGGGAGCTTTGCAAAAGCGTTGCCCACCTTGTCAAGCTGAGATGCAAGAGGAGTAAGGGCAGTAGAAATCTTCTGACAAGAGCTTGCAAAAGAATCAAGGTCAGTCGCTTTCAGCTTGTCGGTCAGGTCGGGAACCTTCCCGATCGCATTGAAAGCACTGCCAAGAGCTTTAAGGTTCGATGCGTCCAGAATGGACAGCGGAGCCAAAGCGTTAGTGAGCTGAGTAATGCTTCCAGACATGGAGTAAATGTCCAAGCCGTTCAAGCCAGACACAGCCGCAGGAATCTTCTTGATTGCATTCACGACCGTGTTGATGCTCTTTGCGCTTGCAGTCGTGTTGACATTGGAAAGCCCATTCAGAAAGCTGGTGATTTTGTCCAGCCCGGACATTCCGGCAGATGCCTGTTTCAGCGTTGCGATAGAACCTGCCAGCTTGTCAAGGCTGTTCACAACCTTTGTGACGTTGCCTTTCGTCCGCAAATTAGAAATGGCGGTAGCGAGCTTGTCGATATTAAGCTCTGCGCCCTGCGATTCCGCAGAAATCTCTACGGATAAGCTCGTAATATCAACATCAGCCATCACTACCACCATCACTTTCCATCATAGAGAACATCATTCTCTTTATTCGCTCCTGCGCCTCAACTGCGCGTTGGTATTCATACTCGTCTTTCTCCTTTTGAGTAAGAGGAAGCGGTCTATCCATGTATTTGATGGGCTTAGACCCTTTCTTTCGGAACATATTGCCAACCGTAGAGGAAAGCGCAGATGCCATGTAAAAGCCATTTCTCCACGCTTCTGTGTTGGCTCTGCGTTCCCGCAGCTCCTCTGCGTCACGGTAGACCTTTGCCAGCCAGACATCGCCGTACCAGAACTGGTCGTAGGTCATGCCAATGGAGATGTAATAGGCTTCTACATCATGGAACAGCTTAGATACAGAGAATGGCTCTGTATTGCTGTCTGGTTCTTGAGACTGTGAGGTTACACAATCTCCCACGTTGCGTTTTTTGCGGTCTTGTCCTCTTCATCGGTGGCAATCAGAGCCTTGATAGAATTCGCGTACATCTCCATCAGGGCAGCAATCAGACCTTCCTTGTTCTCAGTGTGCACAAGCATATCATCGACCGTCTTTCGGTTGATGCCCTTGTTGCGGGCAATGAACGCGCCATAGAACAGAGCGGAAGTGTTCTTGATGGGGTTGATACCATTGGAGAACTCGTAAATCTGGAAGCCGTTGCGTTCGGTGGCTTCGGCGCTCTCGCGGGTAAAAGTCAGCTCATAAGTGTTCTTGCCATCGGGGGAATGAAAGTTGATAACCTTAGCAGCCATAATAAATGCTCTCCTTTATAAATAGGGGCAGAACCAAATCCGTTGTTCAGTTCTGCCCAGTTTGATTGATTCGATTTTTGCGGTTTAGCCGCCGTTGACAGTCAGGGTCTCGCTGAACTCAGGCTTCTTGGTAAAGATGCAGTTGATGGTCATTTCCACAACCTCGTCCACGCCAAAGCCGGACAGACCAACCTGATGCATACCCTGCCAAGTGAAGCCGGAGCCGTCCTGCATCTTCAGGGCGTAGTACTTCACGGCGTTGCTCTCGGAAGTCTCATCGTAGCCAGCTTCCTTGACCTTCTTGTAGTCAGTCTTGTTGTAGTTGGCAGTAAAGGACTTGGTATCACTCTGGATAATGCCGAAGATGTTAACCTGCATAGGGTCAGACAGGGTAGTTGCATCCAGAAGGTTCGGCTCGGAGATCAGGTCGGGCACATCCTTGATGTCGCACAGCTTCGTCAGAGCGGTTGCGCTGTCGCCACAATACAGGGTGGTATTCAGACCGGAGATAGCAGTACTCATAGAATGTTTACCTCCTTAGTTTCGGTAAATCATTCCGTCCTCTCCGATTGTTGCCCCGTAGCTGCAATCAATCCGAT